GCATGTAGCTTCAAGGCCACCCATACCACTCATGATACGGAGAACGTTGTAATTGGTAGCATAGACACGAACCTTGGCAGTCTTGGTGCCCTCAACGGTGGCGTTGGAGAGAACAAGCTGAAGGGTAGCATTGTCAATGCGGGAGAAGTTGCACGATCCGCTTGGTTGATGCTCTTCGGGTCTCAGAGCAAAAGAGTAAACATTGATACCAGTGTCGGGGGTGCGAGTGTGGTGCTGGTAGGGCTGAACGAGGTCGAAGTAAGTTCCTTCGCGCTCAGAGAAGCGGTCCTGTCCGTTAAGCTGGAGCTTAGCAGTGACAACAGGGTTCATACCCCAGCAGTGAAGGGCGAGAGAAGTCTGGGTAAGAACGAAAGTACCGGCATCAGATACGCCTGAGTTCTCGTAAGGGATTCTGCCGCTAAAGCCGGGAGCAAAGTTGGGCTGATCATATCCAGTGTTAGTTGCACCAGCAGCATCGCCCTGCTGCCACCAGTAAACATTGGAGACATCGATAGCGCCAGCTTCATTAAAGAGACCAGAGCCATCGATGAAGGAGCCAGTAGTCTGGGCAACAGCATCGTGTCCACCAAAAGCATGGATAGCGTTGGGAAGAGCATCGACCGCATCAGTGTAGTTGAAGGGCTGAGCACCGAGAAGCCTGTAGAGAAGCTGGTTGCAGTCGAGAGAAGAGCAGTAGTCAACGTTCTGATCGGGCTGGACAACCCAGATAAGCTCCTTAACGGGGTGGTTAAAGTTGAGCTTGATCTTGTTGGAAGAAGAACCGACAGACTCATCACCGGTGAACTGGAGCTGCTCAATAAGGTACTCGTGGGGGTTCTGAGCCATACGTCTGCGCTCATCGGTATCCAAGAAGACGTAGTCAACATAGAGAGAGGCAGCGACCAGAGACTGGTTGTAAGCAGTGTTGACGCGACCACCAGCGGGGGAGGAGGCAGCGTTAGTGCTACCGCAGCTGAGAGAGCCGACAGCCCACAAGCACTCATCAATGGGACGAATATCGAGGTTAATCTTGACTTCGTGATACTGAAGAGCGATGAGGGGAAGGGCAAGACCGGGGTTACGGCAGTACCAGAACTGGAAGGGAATGTAGAGAGTAGTCTCGGGCAGAGCATTGCGGGGAGCGCAAACCTGACGAGGGGCGTTTGCCTGACAAGGACCATCGATGGCATTGAAAGAGGGATCGGTGATGAAAGTCAACTCGGTGGTGTTGCCGACCATGGCGTGGTAGCCGGGGTGCTGGTCAACAGGAAGAGTAAGGTTGTTCCAGATGTGCATCCAGTCACCATACTGGCGATCAATGCGCTGACCACCAATCTCAATCTCAACCTGGGAAATCAACTGCTCACCGGGGAAATCGAGCCAACGAGCATAAACGCCATCCTGGGTGGTTCCCTTCATGGACTGATTAATCTCGGGGAGAGTAACCTGAAGGTAGGTGCGGTAAGCCAAATCACCATTACGAGAAATGGTGCAGGTTACACGACGACCAAAATCGGCTTGACCGTTAAAAGTCTGCTCGATAGACTCCATCGCAAAGTTAGTGTGACGTTTGTAAGACACCTTCCAAAAGGTAATCTGAGGGTTGCCCGTAAGATAGACATCTTGGGCGCCGTAAGCTACAAGTTGCATAAGACCTCCTGCCATTTTTGTTTATTATAATATTGCTAAAGAAAAAAATTTTACAAAAAAACTTAATTAACATTTATAAATTAATAATTAATAATGAATAATGAATAACTAACAATAACTAACAATAACTAACAATAACTAACAATAACTAACAATAACTAACAATAATTAGTAGACAGTAATTATTGTTATAAACTAGTTGATATTTCTCCTAAAGCGATAAGAGGTCGAGTCAATTCACGAAATAATGTTATTCATGTTTGATTTCAAAAAATGTACTAAATATTCATCGGAGTATATCTCGGTTTGTTTTTCGTGCTTTCTCCTAAAAACATACTCGTCGTTCTTTTTTCTTATACTCCACCCATTTTCTAAAGTATTCGTCAAAAATATCATCAAATATATATCATTTTTTTGTTCAATGTTTATATCTAATTTGCCCTTATCTAATAGGCTCTTTAATGTATGAATACCTTCTCTTAATGGTATTATGTCTTCCTTTCTTTTCATTGTTTCTAAATTATAGGGAGCCTTAACTTGCGGATGTCCTGTCCCTGTCCCTGTCCCTGTCCCCGTCCCATTCGTAGTATTGCTGTATATTTTATGAATAATGCGTTTGTTTAAATAGTCCTCTGTTATAATCTCCGTTGTTGAATCTTCTAAATTTTTTAAATAAAAAATTGTTTTCCTTTTTTTAATAGCCATATTTTTTTCTAAACAGTTCATAATAAATTTCATTTTATAGTATGTCTCTCTCTTAATATTCGCAATATCCAATGAGTCTATGTTTATATTCGTGGTTAAAAGATTTGAACCGGTATTGATATCGTGTGTTTTATCATTTTTAGCACATGTGTCTAAATTATTTGATAACATTATTTTATTTTTATAGAGAAAACATTAATGCATTCCTAACATTATTCGTATTTACTATTTACTATTTACTATTTTGCAAAACAACTAAACTCTCTAAACTCTCTAAACTCTCTAAACTTCGTACCTCTATATTTTACATCTTTACACCCTACCCTGCAATTTGATGTTCTTTTGATAGTATTGCATCATGAAGCAAAGAAAGTGTCTTGTTTTCACTAGAAAAATAACTCGGATAAAGAATACTCCAGTCTAGTGTATCATCAAATAAGCTCAACTTTGTATATACATAACCCAAAAATGCACTACAAAAAAATCTCGACGTCTTCTGAGGATGACGGTCCTTTTTACAGTAAGCTTCTATCCAATCTGTAACAACAATATCATACGGTTTATCATATACAACTTTGTGTATTTCTTTCAACTTTTCATTATTGAATATTTTCTCGTACTCTTCCGTCTCTTTGAATTCGATTCTGCGAACATATATTTTTCCACCATATGTCGAAATAAAGTGCTCGTAGGGAATAAATTGAACTCCGAATTTTTTTGTATTATCTTCCGGGTCGGGAATATCTGAAATACCCGATGTCCAAACATATGTGCCTTTTAGTGGAACGTCTGTAAATTCGGGGTCTACTACAATCATACCAACGTGTGAAAAGTCGCTCTTTGTCATAAATTTTATAAACCAACTAAATAACCCCCATGATTTGTATTCAAGATTGTCACATAAAAGAATATCGCCGGTTTTTAATGCACTGCTAAGTTCACTCATTCTATTTTACTTTACTTTACTTTACTTTATTATATTTTTTATATTGTATTTTTTATATTGTGTTTTTTATTATTTAATAATTCATATTTATTCATTTCATTTCATTTCATTGCCAATATTTATCAAAAAAAATAACTTTTATTATTTAATACTTCTAGTAAATAATATGTTATCAATAAAGTAGTTATAAAACTAAATAACGATATAATAAAATTCATAAAATTTTTAATGATATTATAAGAATTATTATCACCTAAATTTACATATTTATTTAATCCAATAAGTAATATTATTTTTATAAATAATGGATGTACAATATTAGTTGCTATACTAAGAACTAAATCTTTAAATGCAAACGCTATCGCAGTAGCGATTGCAACTGATAATATAGTACCTGTCTTATTATCTAAAAATTCTCTTAAAGTAACAATAAATGATTTTTTTTTGGGTTTATTTTCACCTTCTCTTTTACCTTCTCTTTCACCTTCTCTTTCACCTTCTTTTTGAATATTTTGTAAATTATTGTACATTATATGTTATTATATATAAATGTAAGTATATTAAAATAAATAACTAGATATAATTATTAATTATTATATATTAAAAAAGTTATACTTATAACAATATAGTAAATATATAAATATAGATATATAGATGCCATCTTTTAAACATAAGACAAATAAAAAAATTTTTGTAGACAAGAAACGAATCATGACGCTAGATAGTGTTCATCGCGAATTACAGTGCGAATTTAACACGATTAATAGCGAAGTGTTACCTACATTAATTCGTAGAAAAAACGAAATAATGAAACAATTAAATGACCCTGAAATTATATTGGAGGTGAATGATAAAATAGAGTTGAAAGATTCTTTGTATGATATTAAAGAGGAAATATATAAAAATAAGAAAAAGATTAAAGATTATTACTTGAACAACAGCAGATTTATTTTCGATTATTTTGAAAACAAAAAAGAAATTACGAATGGTACAAATAAAACAACGATTCTTAATTCCTTTTTCAAAGTAAATGATAAGACGTTTGATGAAAATGCATTGACGCGTGCAAATGACAATAATGTTCAGAAGTTTTTTACAAATCTCGACCAGACATTTATCAACATAAACGACTATACATATGCCACTGATATATGTCAGTCGTGTAACAAAGGCGAGATGATTCCCGTCGAACATGAGGGGATTATGGTATGTAACATATGTGCTAAACAAGTTACCTACCTTATCGAAAATGAGAAGCCGTCTTATAAAGAACCGCCGAAAGAAGCGTGTTTTTATGCGTATAAAAGAATAAATCATTTTAAAGAAATTCTTGCCCAGTTTCAGGCAAAAGAAACTACGCAAATCCCGGAAGAAGTTCTCGAAAATATCAAGCAACAACTTCATAAGGAGCGTATCCCTCTTTCAAAATTTACGAATTCGAAAGCGAAAGAGGTGCTTAAAAAATTGGGATATAATAAATATTACGAGCATATTCCCTTTATTAAAGACAAACTTGGAATTAAACCGCCGATTATGACGCCGGAGTTAGAAGAGACGTTGTGTAATCTTTTTATGGAGATACAGGGACCTTATGCGAAATTTTGCCCGGATGACCGTGTGAATTTTTTGAATTATTATTATACGGTTTATAAACTGTGCGAACTTCTGGAGAAGACCGAATTTCTTTCTTATTTTCCGATGTTGAAAGATAAAGAGAAGAGGATAGAACAGGATGATATATGGAAGAAAATTTGCGAGGAGTTGAACTGGGTGTTTATTCCAACTCAGTAAGTTGTTGTTGTTGTTGTGATGGTGCGTTGTTTATCGGTTTCTTCGTTTCACTGCAGTTTTTCTTCGTTTCATCGTATTTCTTCTTCTTCTATTTCGTCGTTTTTTTACTTTAAACTTTCGGCGAGTTTTGCCGCCGCCTCCTGTGCGTGAAGGGGTGTTTAAGCTTGCTCCAGGTTCTCGCATTAATAGATTTTTATCTATTTTTTTAGGAACATAACTGTGAAGAGGTGTATAGTTTTTGTTTAATTCTTCAACATCAATATATATTAAAAAAGTCTTATCATCAGGATAATCAGGACCATTTAAATCATACCAACATGAAAAATCTTTATTATTTTGAAAAATTTTGCCTCTACTCATTAAAGTGGGTAAAAATTCTACTTGGTGCATTTCTTTATTACCAAAGAATGAACCACTATATGGTGATACAGTCCTTTTATTATCAGCATTATGTAGATAAGAAAAAATAACACCGTTTTTACTACCACGCATCTGTGTAAAAGCACGGGATTCTATAGGATATCTCTCCGAACCATGGGTCTCATGATTAATTATTATTTCAAGTTTACGTTTTATAGTGTGGCATAGTGTTATATTACTACGATATGTTTGATCGCTTATTGTAACACCATAAATAAATAATGTATCTCCAGGTTCTGGTGCTATTCCATCCCATTCATATTCAACGCCATCATGTGAAATAAATATTCGTGCAAGTCTTATTTTTGCGTCTGGATCTCGTAAAGGACTTCTGCTTCTGCTTCTGGCTCTGCCTGTGCCATCACCCCGACTCATAATAATATTTATATAATTTAAAGAATAACCTTCTATAAAGTAAGTAACGATTATTTATTATTTACATAATAAAATGTAAATAGTAAAATGTAAATAGTAAATATTATCCATATAGTCTCTAAATAAACGCTTTAATTTAAAAATTTAAAATTTTAAATCATCAAGTGTTTAAAGTTTAAGAGGGGTGGGGAAACCAACAAGGTTAGCACCAATACCGAAACCAGCACCTGTTCTAGCAGAAACAGCTAAAGTGGGGACATAAACATCCAAAATGGCGAAGGTGGCGGCTGCTACAAGAGAAATCAACGCAATTTCATCTAATTTAAGAGAGCGTGATGGTATAGAGTAAGCAACTATCGCGACACAAAGACCTTCGATAATATACTTAATAAAGCGCTTAAAAAGCTCACTAAAATCAAGTGTTCCGTACATTATAAATATAATGTAGAAAAAAATATTATTTTATTATTTTATTGTTTTACTGTTTTATTATTTTATTTATTGTATTCTTTTATTTATTGTATTCTTTTATTACATTTAATAAATGAATAAATGGTAAACTTACTTAAAATAATTATTTAAATATATAATATAATGTCCGAATCAAATAGTTTGCCAAAGGGAGTTACTCCTAAATATTTACCCGATGGAAAAGAAAATACAAAATATGTCGATTTATTGGAAGAAGATAAAACAATCGCCGGTCAAAAATTCGTATGTCTTTCATTCGTTTCCCCAGAGCATATTATCAAACAAAAGGAGCAGTTTTTATTCGAAGAGTTTGTTAAGCAGTGGGATTACAAAAAGTCAATGGAAAAATTTACCCAGTTTCTCAACTTTGTATCATTCAAGTATTCTCTTTCTTTCGATAAACTTACTGCCGATTTCCAAGAGTTTACAAAGGAAGAGGGCGAGACAATTCGCGCAACATCTGCAACGCTAATTAGCGACGACTATAAAACATTTTTGGATAATAATGAAGACGAACTCGAGCAGAAGTTTGGCGAGAAACATGGGTTCCAAACATCTACGAGAGGCATCAAAGTGCGCGGCGTTTTTGCTACACAAGGCGAGGCAGAACTTCGCTGTAAATTGTTGCGCGAGGTCGACCCCAATCACGACATTTATGTAGGGCAAGTTGGTATGTGGGTTCCTTTTCATCCAGAGGCATACAAGACGGGACGTGTCGAGTACATGGAGGAGACTCTCAATCAACTTATGTCTGATAAAAAGAAGAATGAAGAGACGGCAAAACAGGAATTTGATAAACGTGTGCGCGAGGCTAGACAGAAGGCGATCGAAGAGAATATGAAGAAGGCAGAGGAGTCCGGTAATAAACTTACTCAGACCATTAATGCGGATGGAGAGTTGGTTGGTATTTCAAATGCTGCGAATTTTGATGGCTTGGATGAGGATTCTACTGTTGACGATATTAAGAAGAGCATGTTTGAGGCTGAGAATGTTGTTCTCGATAAAAACAGCGACCACGGTTTGTCGAAACTGACACATTTCGAGAATTAAGATGGGAACCGACGTAAAATAAACTAAATAAACTAAATAAACTAAATAAACGAAATAAACGTTTTACCTATTAATATATTATATGTTAAATATTATATGTCACTAATATATAATATTTGCTTTTTAATTGGCATGAATAAAAAGGTAAAACAATATGTAGTAAGTAACTATTTCAAATCATTTAATAGCGATAATGTATTTATTAACATGGTTTGTTTATTATTCATTATAGCTGCTATTATTATATGCATGTATTTCTTATATAGGGCGATATCTAATGCATTATATATGTATAGATTAAAAACCGATTTTTATAAACTACAAGACATGGGAATAAATGTTAAAAACTATAACATACTATATTACAAGGAAATTAAAAAAAAATATATATTGAACAGATTGAAGTTAACAAAACAAGTTAAAGGAGTTACAAAAAGTGAATTTAAAAATAAAAATGTTATCGGGTTTATACCTGATAATTATATTGTTATAGATATTGATAAAAACGATACACTAAAAAGTGCTAATTTTTTAATCGATAAAATTCCAAAAGATACGGTTTGTGAAAAAACACCCAACGGATATCACTACTATTTTGAGAATGATACAGGAAAACCAATTCATACATATGTCCAACTAAAAATAAATAATGAAGTATATGCTGTGGATATTTTAGGGGTTGACTCCGTGATTACAATGTCTCCATCTAATATAGAAGGTAAAAACTATTATTGGATTAATAGTATTTTTACCCATACTCCCGCAAAGCTATCGGAGAATATGTGGATAGTTGACTTAATAAAAGATACAAAACCTTTTAATAGTAAGTTTAATGGTTTTGAATTTAAAATAAATATTACGGGTGCTTTTATAATTATGGATAACATACACATTGAAGATAATTTTAGATTTTTTATTGAAAAAACAAGGGAGTATTCGAAAAAAATAAAACTATTATATGGAACTATTTATGTATATGATGACAACTACTATTTTATGACAAGAAATAGTTTTTGTAAATATAAAAATAAAAAAAAAATACTATCAGAACTTACGGAAGTTATTGAAAAAATACAACCAGTTTGTATTATAGATTTGTCCATCATATACAGTAACTATCTAATACCTGGAAGCATTTTTCAGGTAAAGTCGTGTATTATTTGTAATGAATTTAAAAATTATAAAAATAATGATTTTTTTCCAAATTATGTCGAAACAACAAATATTTATAAAAAAACAAATTATATCATAGACGATACTGTTACGATTTATAATTATGATAGCATGGAATTAAAAAATAAAATATACGATATGACATTAAAAAATAATACTGATAAAATACTTATAGGACCCGAAAGTATTTATATCACAATGTTACTTTCTAATTATTTTAACATACCTAGTATATGTAACACGATGACCTATAACCCCGAGTATAATGATAATACAGGTAAAACGAGTAGTACAAGTAATAATAAAAACAAAATACAAAAAGATGATAATAAAAAAATAATGACAAATTTTATGTCTCTTTTTTAATTATAAATAGCGCAAAATAATGCAAAATAATATAAATACATTTTATAATTTATAGTATAAAATATAAAGTATAAAAGTACAAAGTATAAAAAACAAAATGAATAAAGAAGAACAACAAGTCAACCGAGTAGAACAAATGAAAAAAATTCAAAGTGAGGCGCTAGAGTTATTTACCAAAAAAAATATTGATTATGGTGACGCATTTGCAAAATACGGAGTTATCGGAGTTTTAATGAGGATAGAAGATAAGTTACAACGTTCTATGTCTATAACAAAAAATGGAGTAAATTTAATAAGTGACGAAGGAATTAGAGATACACTAATTGATTTACATAACTACGCCGCAATGGCGCTAATGTTATTAGACGAATAGAAAATTAACCACCATCCATTAGTACCCACTACCATTTATTTTTATTCACCTTGATTTTCGGACCTTGACCTTTACGTTTAATATTCGCGGGGTCATATTGTTCTTCTTCATCATCCGAGTGAATATCTTTCGACATTTCCCAGAATTCTTTCGCCCCCAGTTTAAACGGACCATGTGTCTGCGCCTTATACCAAAATATCTGGTCATGTAATTTATTCGATTTTGCATTATTATTAATTACTAAACATTCGTAGTTTTCTGTACACTGGTCCATCACTTGACAAAAACTTTCAAATGTCGGAAACATACCGGCGTAGTTCTCATAGATTCTTTTACGATTCCCAATATATGGTTCGCGTAAAATAAAAACATAGTCAATATTGGTTCGCAAATTGGGCGGAATACCTAGAGGATACTGCATCGTAATTACCAACATGATTTTCCAGTGACGACCGTTCATAAAAAGTAAACGCATCATGACATCTTTGGTCCACTTGTTGTCGAAAAGACAGTCATCCAGTACCACAAATGTTCGCGGGTCAATTGTGCTTCTTTTATACGACTCTATCTCTTTTTTCATCTGTTTTAATACGGCTTTTTGGCGTTTTAAAATGTTTTCAATAATCGCCGTATTATAAGCATCGTGAATAAATAACTTGGGAACATGCTCTCCGAAAAACCCGTTTCCTGCTTCTGTGCCTGATATAACAGTACCGATAGGGATATCTTGATGATAATACATTAAGTCTTTTACTAAAAAACTTTTACCGGTATCACGACGCCCGATAAGAACAATAACGGGTCCTTTATTTTCGTCGGGTCTAAAACTAATTGACCTCATATCAAATTTTGCTAATTCTAAACCTACACTCATTGTTTGTATGTTTTATATATATTTACTTATTTATACTATATATTAAAAAATATATAATTTACAAACGCATATTTAGTATTTAGTTGCATATTTAGTATTTAGTTGCATATTTAGTATTTAGTCGCATATTTAGTATTTTTATTAGTTTAAAAAGTAATAAAAATATGTATTTAATTAATTAAGTAATCGACGATGGAGATTTGCGACGACCAGCCTATTTTTGGAGAAAATACATTTTCTTTAAACTATAGAAAACTTAACAATCGTGATTTTTTTGCTTCTTTAGAAGAATCGGAACTTGGTATTGTAAATAGTAAAAACTATATGCCTGTTTACGAGAATTATTTTAATTTAAATGAGACAAATTACAATTCCATCAACTTGAACCAGCGTTTTTATGTATCCGCTTTATCAGGCGTCGTTGATAAAAATAATATACAGGCTGCTGTTGTGGATGCTTTTAAAAGCACTTCCGAATCTTTAACAATTCTTCATAAACCTATTTTTATTAAATTTTCTCCTTTGATTGACCCCGTTAAATATATGTTGGGAAAATATGAAAGTTTAAATGTAAATGGCGACATTTTAGATATTCCCGTGCTATCAAAACTTGATAGAAAAGGGCTATTAAAAGCAAATGATAAAAATAATGCATCATATGTTGATGCTTTTTTTTCGTATTTGTCGAGTCAAGTTTTAAACTGCCATGATTTTATTCATGGTCTTAATTTCTACGGTTCGTTCAATGCTATTAAAAAGGATTTTTATTACAACGTAATTGACGATATTGAGTGTTTGGATAAAAATCCTTATTTTAATAAGAATAAGGATATTCTTTTTGAGGTTGAAGATATTGAATTCTCGGATGATGAAGGCGACGACAATCATAACGAATCTACCAATAATGACGACGATAGTACTCATTCAAACTATGCGCATAGACAACAGAAAAATACAAGGAACAAAAAAGAAAAAATTACTATTGAAACGAATGAAACGATAGACGAGTCAACTATAGTTGTTCATGATGAATTTGATAAAGTGAGCAATGAGTTGAGTTCTATATTTAATACTTCTTCTGATAATACTGATAGTAAAGAATCCGAACCATCCGAACCATCCGAACCACTATGCGACGAGGATTTATTAATATTGAAGTTAGATGATATAGTAGCCGATAATGCAAACATAGTTGAAGAAGTAGATGGTATTGTATTAAACAAGGATTCTCATTTTGGTAATGATAGTGATAGCAACGACTCCTTCACATCCGGCTCATGTTCTTCACGGTCATCTTATACAAGCGATGATGGCTCCGGAAGTGACTGTGAAATTGATGATATTATTTGTCTTGATGATACTGTAAGTGGTGGCAAGGATGGCAAGGATGGCAAAAACAAGAAACATGATAAAAAAACCTCCAAAGATGCCTCTGCTGCATGTTATAGCGAAGAAGGCAGTGCTGGCGAAAGCGGAGACAATAGCAACAGTGACGGCGAAGAAGAAGATGATGGCGAAGAAGAAGATGACGGCGACGATGACGGCGAATACGAAGATGATGAAACATTATGGGCAACAATTAAGAATTTTCCGGTATCGGCGATTATGCTTGAGAAATGCGAAAATACGCTCGACTCTCTCATGATGCAAGAAAAAGAAATGACCGAGAATGAATGGAGGTCGGCACTTATGCAGGTTATTATGACGCTTATTACCTATCAAAAACTCTTCGGATTTACACACAATGACCTACATACAAACAACATCATGTACATCTATACCGAAAAAGAGTACATATATTATCATTACAATAAGAAATATTACCGCGTACCTACATATAATCGCACTTTCAAAATTATCGACTTTGGTCGTGCTATTTATAAATATAAATCCAAAACCATATGTAGCGACAGCTTCAGTATGACAGGCGACGCCGCTACACAATATAATTGCGAACCTTATTTTAACGACAAGAAGCCTCGTTTAGAACCGAATTACAGTTTTGATTTGTGTCGTCTTGGGTGTTCTATTTTTGATTATTTTATTGATGATATAAGCAATGTTGCGGCGATATGTAAAAAGGAGCCTTTGTCCAAGTTGATAGTGGAGTGGGTTACAGATGACCAAAATAGGAATATTTTATATAAGGCGAATGGCGAGGAGCGTTATCCTGATTTTAAATTGTATAAGATGATTGCGCGAAGTGTACATAACCATACACCGCAAGCGCAGTTGTCGAAGCCGATTTTTGCTAGTTACGAGTTTCCTAAGAAAAAAGTTAAATCGTCACACAGAATACTAAATATCGATAAGATGCCATCTTATATGGAGTGATGTAATATATTATTGTACCTATAAAATTATTATTGTACCTATAAAATTATTATTGTACCTATAAAAGTATAATAATTATTTATCTAGTTATTTATCTAGTTATTTTTTATTTTTTGCATGTTTTTTCTACCGGTAGACCATAGTCCAACCATCCAGCGACGGGAATTTCCTTTACAGGAGATAATCCGTACCCAAATTTAATTGAAACTACATCATAACCCAACAATTTTAATAGAGTCATTACTTGACTACTGGTGTGACCTACATAACATATTAAAAATATTGTCTTATTCTTTGGTATTTTTTTCAAATTTTTTTCATCTAATATATCTAACCAAAATATATTTTTAGCGCCTTTTATATGCATTTTTTTGTATTCACTTGGTGTTCTAATGTCTATTAAAAAGTAATCTTTTTTTTTTAAATAATAGTTATTATAAAAATCTAAAGGAGTTATGTAGTTCCAGTTATCTTTTGTATCATCTAAAAATTGTCTGAGGTCTTTTACATTTACAAAACTTGTCATGGTATATGATATATTATGTAAATATATTATGTAAATATATACTTTTATATATTTACATAATTTTCAACTAGTGATAAGTATGTATACAGTGGATGCGTATTATGGATGCGCGTGTAAAACGTTTAAAATCCGGGTGCACCTGTAAACACATCAGGTTTAGAACCTAAAATAACAGGAGACTCATTGAATTGAGTAACAATAAAATGACCTAAAATATAACAAACAAATACGATAGCAGCATCTCGTAGAGCAGTCTTCATCGGTTTTGAGTCGGGTGCTTCATCTTCGCTTGGTTTTGAAATAAACCGTATTTCTATGAATTTTGCTAAAAGAAAGATACATGCAACAATTCCGGCAGAAACATACAAGTTGTCCATTTATTTTATAGTGGAATAATCTATTACGGGTTTTTACGAATAACAATTTATAAATACTTCATTAAATCTTTATTAAATCTTTAAAAAAATACATAAATAATTTTATTTTCAGGGACAAAAATAAATTAAATTATTGTTAATCAATGCACTCGTGCAACTTTATTTGTCTTATTTTTTGTTTTGCGACTTCTACCCCCTTGGGTCACTCTAGTACCTAAAAATTGCACATAAGGTCTACTATGATGTATTTCACTTGCATCTTTAATGGTTTTCCGCTCATTCAGAGGAGCTTCGTGCACTCTATAAATAAGTTCCTGTATTCTTTTCAGCTCATTCAGTCGGTCTTTATATCTCACAATTATTTCATTGTTTTGCAAAAGTTCAAGTTTATACATATCTCGCAGACTTTTTTTGTCTAAATTCGAAAATGATGACGCTGTCACTCTTTTTAATTCATCAAGCGTTCTTTCATTATTCTGTTCGAGACTAATAATGCGTTTGATTATATTACGACTTTCGTTCACAAATGGTTTGCATTGTTCGCGTGCTCTTTGCACGTTTAATTTATATCTATGCTCGCTTCTCAAAAATTCACCTGCCTTCGTATTGACTGTATGCATTTTCTCACTTCCACGAAGTCCGCGACCAAGATTTAACGGAACTACTGTTGCATAAGGGTATTGTTTTGGCATATCCCGTGGTGGATTATCTTTAGGTTCCTCAACTTCCCATCTAGAATATTTTCGCATTTTTAAGTTAATATTTATAAATATTAAAAATTTTATAAATATTAAGAATACATTATGTAGTTATTTGTTAAAAATCATCAATCATCGGAATTTCTTCTATTTTTAAATCTATATTACTGTCGTTGTCTTCATCGTCGCTAGGGAATGGGTCAACACTTAACTCAACATTGTCTCCTATACTTAGCTTAACACTTTCACCATCGTCGTCGTCGTCGTCATATTCGCCATCGTCATCATCATCGTAATTGTCATCGCGACGAGATTCGCTAGATATATTTTCAATAGGTATTACCTGATTATTGTCCATGTTAAAACTTACACCGGATGCACCCGATGCTTCAGGTGTAGATGCCAAAGACGCTGCTTTAATTTTCGAAAGTGTTTCGGCTTCTTCGGCAAGTTGTTTTGCGGACATAGGTGTGTTCGCCGGATCGGAAATATCGCCCGCGACGGGTTTATCGATAATAGGTTCTTGGGAAATAATCTCCTCTCTTTCATGAACTTCGGTGGCATTTTCGACGGTTTCATTCATATACAACTTTAATAGTTCTTCCACTGGAATTGTTTCACGAACTGTCTGTAAAATACACTCTTTAATAATAATCTCCAACTCTCTTGAATTCTTTTGAGCCTTTAATGACGATATACCCATCTCAAATAAATATACATTTGTATATATTTTACGTGCAGCATTGATATATACGTGATGGACAAAATCGTCTAAAGATGGAATATTAACATCCACTTTTTTCTGTTTTGTTCCGACGCGCATACATGACAACATCTTTAACTGAATGATATGCACACAAGTTATAAGGTCGGAAATATATGTACAGTTGCTTTTCTCTTTAATACGAGAACATTCTTGTGAAATAATACTAGGATTCCATTTTGGAACTCTCGATAGAAAATTTTGGAATGTCATTAAATATTTCGTCTTCTCGTCATTCTCAACACATAGTTTCCACGATTCTTCGAATATTGACTTAACACCGTCTATAACACAAGGCGTCAACACTGTGATTAGTCGCGAACACCACTCATTGCGAGATTCTTGTAAACTATTTAAAGAAAAGTCGTCCATTTACATAAATGAAATATTTTCTAAAGTGGAATCACTACGAAAAAGAAAAAAATTTAATATAAATAACATTAGTAATTTCTCATTTCTAAAATCCTTCTTTATCTTATTAAAAATAACCATGAATTCGTATATTTTACTTTCAGGCAACGAACTGTTATGAATAAAACTTATAATATCTAAACAACTATACCCGTTTTCATACAGTTTCACACAAAGACCAGTAACTTCATTTAGGGTATACTTTTTATCCAGTTTTACATCTTTTTTAAGATTATCCATCTTCTTTTTTATCATTTTTCCTAAACTGTATATTTCACTTAATGCATAACTGTGCAAATTTATTACTTTACCATTTACAATAGGTTCTGGTACATATATTTCACAAAACCTAGATAAAATCGGTTTTAATAATTTATATTTATCTTCAACAATTATAAAAAATCTGGTAGAATGGCTAAATAATTCAATACACCTACGTAATGCGGATTGTGCGTCTATTGTTAGCTTATCTGCGTTTAATAAAATAATAGTTTTAAATATTTCGCCATCTTTTAAGTTTATATTTGTTTTTGCGAAAAATTTTAACTCTTCTCTAATAAATTTTATACCTTTCCCGTGTGCACAATTTACTTCCATTACATAATTTTTTATCATTTCTTTGTCATTGTGATAAATATCGTGTATAAAATGATTTACAAGTGTGTTTTTACCACACCCGGATACCCCGTGAAAAATTATATTTGGAATTTTCTTTATTTCAGTAAAATATTTTAATTTTTTTTTAATATCGCCGTGTATATCTAATTTTGGAATACTTTTATCATTTTTTGGAATATTTTTATCATTTATTTTTTCCATTTTTGTTTAATATTAAATATATATTCATTTATTTAATATTATTTATATATTTATTCGCAGTTATCAATATTCGCAGTTATCAATATTCGCCCTATATTATGCGTTATAATACATATATTGGACATGTTGTATCATTATCCACCATAAGTTTTATCAACTCATCAAATGATGTTTTCGGTTTCCAGCCCAGTACAGTTCTCGCTTTTGTCGAATCTCCCAATAGTATATCAACTTCCGCCGGTCTATAATATTTTTCATTCATAAAAATCATTACTTGTCCCGTCTTCTCATTATACCCAATCTCGTTTACACCACTACCTTCCCATTTTATGTTAAAGCCGCGCATCCTAAATGCTTTCTCTATCATTTCTCGCACTGTATGCGTTTCATTTGTTGATAATACATAGTCGTCAGGTGTATCGTGTTGCAGCATTCGCCACATCCCCTCTACATAGTCTTCGGCATTCCCTAAATCGCGCATTGCATCTATATTCCCCATAACAAGTCTATCTGTTTCCCCGCGTATTATTTTACCTAAACCTAGTGTTATTTTTCTTTCTACAAAATTATGCCCCCTTCTTACTCCACCATGATTAAAGAGGATTCCGTTACATGCAAACATGCCATAGGCTTCGCGATAATTTTTCACTATCCAATAAGCATATAATTTCGCTACACCATACGGCGAACGCGGATAAAAAGGCGTGTTTTCATTTTGCGGCGTTTCTTGTACTTTACCAAATAGTTCACTCGTCGATGCTTGATAAAATCTCGCAATCTTTTCTAGATTATTATTTCTTATCGCTTCTAATAATTTAAGTGTCCCAAATGCATCCGTGTCCGCCGTATATTCCGGCATTTCAAAAGATATCTTTACATGTGACTGAGCAGCCAAATTATATACTTCTAGTCGTGTCATACCAGGATACGCATTTTTAATTGAATTCAGTATTTTTTCTAGACACGAACTGTCCGTAATATCCCCATAATGTAGTTTTAAATTTTTGTTGTCAAAAATATGACTTATTCGCAATGTATTTATAGTAGAGGCTCTGCGTATTAAACCGTGAATTATATAGTTTTTCGATAGTAGTAGTTCTGCTAAATATGAACCATCTTGTCCTGTTATACCTGTAATAAATGCTATTTTATTTGTTCTGTTTGTTGTGTTTGTTGTGTTTGCTGTGTTTTGTTCTATAAAAGACATCTGTAATGAGTGATATTGAACCGTATATTTTTATATAGTTTTATATATCTTAAAAAATTATTTTTATATGACTTTTGATATTGTTTTTATATCAAACGTTATATTTTGTACTTTGGTACTTTGGTACTTTGGTACTTCTAAAATGAAGCATCTGATGATGCTTTTACTAGTTCCGAGTTTAAACAGCTTTGAACAATATTTGTTTCATTGGGACGATTTACTTGCCTTGTAACACATCGGGTTTCTTTTCCTGCATTAAACGGAGGTATGTATACCGGACTATGCGAATACATTTCAGGTCGCGTTTCGTCTTTTTTTATAAATAATCCTACTTCGTCTTTGAATGTTTCAGTTACCGTGTTGTAGTCTGTATTTAAAGAATCATTATTATTGGTATTTTCCACATCACTTATTTCCATATTTTCAGGGCTACTATTTGACATTTTTTCTGTTGGCGTATTTAATATATTTTTTTCCTCTACTATTCTGTTCTGTTTTTCTAACTTATCTTGGTTATTCTTTTCAGTTGTTTTTTGTATAAAATAAAACATACCAACTCCGAGAAAAATAAAAATAAAAATTATTAATGGAATAGAGTTATTTGCTGTAAATATAGAAGATGATTTTAAACTTTTCATATATTATATACTATTTGTATTATATAATATAATATAATATATAAATTATTGCAAAATATCTTAAGAACACAATTTTGTCTCAATAAGCTCAAGAAGTGGACATAAATCTTTTGGGTCGATATTCTCCTTTTCTCTTCCTACTTTTATGTGTTTATCCGATTTGCAAAATGACTTATCTATCATTTCAAATAAAGGACATAAATTCTTTGGATCCATTTCTAAATTAAATTCAATCGAGGGTTTTTCGTTCTTATTATTCAACTCTTTTGTATCATTTTGATTCTCATGATTTGAGCCACTACTGTTACATAATACTGTATCTACATAATCTACAAAAGAGCATATTTTTACTCCTTTGTTATTGTTTGCTACATGAGCGTGTTCTGTTACTGTTACTGCATTCTCGTTCGCGACTGAATGACTTGGACCAGAAACAGGGAAGGGAATAAAAAAGGCAAAGGTAAGTGCAGGTAAAATAGCAAGTAAGCTAATGGTTTTCAACATCTCTGTGTGTTTGTGTGGGTGTATTTGCGTGGGTATATACTATATAAAATATAAAATTTTATTTTTAAATATTTATATGTTTATGTTTATGTTTATGTTTATGTTTATGTTTATGTTTATGTTTATTTTATAATAACTAAAATATTATTTATCATAAAACACATATCATCCTAAAACACACATCCTCCTAAACGTGATTTATTGTCCACCATAGCTGTGCAAACTTTGCGTGTATGGGTTGCGTTTAAATGCGTCTAATATATCTGGTTGAATTCTTTCGCAATTAATAGACTGTTGATAGAATTGCGGCATTTTACTTACTTTACCAAATTGTGTCGCGGAAGGGGGCATTCCTCCTAAACCAGAACCAGCACTTGCTCCTCCACCCCAAGGACAATCTTGGTTATTTTTATCAGGTCTTCTAATATTTATATTTGCATTATTGTTAAATGAAGACAGGTTTCCAGATGGAGTATATTCTTTGCTTACTTTGTGTATGTTATTGCGTTGATTTCGCGCAGCCATTGTAGACCGATAACCTTGGTTACTTGAACCATCACTTGGTCCGAAATATTCAGGTTCGGTTGTTTGGCGTTGTGTATACACATCTTGTTGGTCCGAAACTAAATAACCTGTACCCTCCGTGAGTGGTGTCACATTCAAGTGGTTAAAGTCGAGCAAACTTTCGGTCGTTTCTTTGATTGTCGTCGGCGCTCTATCCGAGGGGTTATGCGCGCGTCCTGCCGATCCATTGGGCTGAACATTTCCTGCAGGTCGGATAGTTCCAACAACGTTTTCTTTTCTAGAGGGGCGCACCGCTTCCAATATTGGCGCAACAAACGATTTTAGTGCCGCATTTACGCTCGACCCCAAAAATAGAGGCGCCTTCAGGTTTGACCGATTTGTAGAACGAATTCTTGTTATTCCGCGCCCGTAGTCGTGTTTCGATGGTTCGCATTTTCCTACACCACAAGCATTTATAAGCGGAACACCCTCTAGTGTTACTTTTCTAGAGGCTTCAAAATTTTTCGGAGCATACTGCGACGTTCCGTTCATATTCGAGTCTACTCCGAAATATTCTTTGGTGGTGCATATACGGCTCTGGTCTTTCATTAACTCTTCGGGGCGACCGGCTTGTGCTTTCTCTAAACCGGTAGTAGTAAACCATCTGTCGGGGGTGTTTAAGTAGAATTTGTCGGGCAAGAATTTTTCAACGTGTCCGTATGTTTTGGCGTCAGGTGGTTGTTGCGCGTTCCAGTTATAGGAAGGTCCTTCGTGATTCTCTAAACTATATGTAAGTTTGGGATTGGTAGTAGTTCGCAATTCGTCCACGTTCCTGTCCACCCATAAATCGCGAGCTTCCATACCCGAGTTAAACCCGTTACTTCCGCAAGACGTGAAACCCTGATTTAACCCCGGAGCAACGCGCACTTCTTCCCACGGTTTTACATTCGCCATTTGCGTTCCTGGGTTGACGCGTGACTGAAAAAATGACGTAAAATTCGGCATTCCATTCGGAAATTGTATATTCGCCTGAGGTGCAAAAAGAGGCGCGCGTTCTTCTTTGCATATTTTTTGACTTCCCGACCCACTATAACTATCTAAAATAGACTCATGTGTATCAGAATCTGTTGTGCGACCTCTTATTCTTGAACCGAAAAACGGTACCATATTATTATGCTCAAAATGTGATACATTTATTTGCTGTCCGGTTAATGATGATACATTATCGTCTTTACTGGCGCCATTGTCGCTGTTGTCGCCATTGTTGAAATATGGGTTACCGAATTGGTCACCTTGTTGAAGTACTCTTTGATTGGCAGATGCGTTGAAGTATTTATCTGTTACTGCGGAACCTCCCCTAAACTGATTTATATTTCCTTGCGTAGAAGTGTCTATTGCGGGATAGTTTGTAGATGGTATTTGTGTATTTGGTAGGTAATTTTGGGGATTTACTCTACCGGCGCCCATATTTGTAAATGCTTCTTTTTTAAACATTTTTGCTCTTGCATCGTCAATATTATTTTCTTTTTTATTATTTGCCGCCATAATTAATCCTGTAGCCGCCAATATTGGGATAACAACTTCCATTATATTATATATATGTTTATTATATATATGTAATATATTTTTTAGTCTCTATTAACTCTTAAATATTACATATATTACATATATAGTTTTTACGTTTACCTTTTATTTTGTAAATAAATTTTGGGTATTATCTATTGTGTTATAATTAAAACAAGGAACTTTTGTAACATGGTTATCTTTTTCTAAAATTCTAGTGCTAAGGTTATTCTGAAATGACATACATGTATTCTCTTGCGGATTCAAATGAAGATAGTCCCAATTTGGTTGTTCTAAATCTCTGTACCACCAAGCCGGATTTGTAACCCTCGATTGGTCTGTAAAAGGAGAACACGTTGGGTATTCAACAGTTGATGTAGGTATAACTACGTCTTTATAGTTATTTTGAGGATTACAGTCTCTTGTTAGGTTTCTATCAAGACCAAAAAGAGAACTTTCAAGATTTATCGTGTTTGTCATCAAATTTCCACCCCACTTTTGTAGGCGAATAGATGGGTCTATCATAAAACATGGCTTATCCCCATTACCAGGAACATTGATTCTCCATTTTCCTTGGTCAGTAGACTCTTGTTGTTGTTTCTCTATTCTACATGGGTCGTCGTGAAAACGAGTAAATGACATTTATTCGAATATAATTATATTATATTACTATAATTATATTATATTACTATATTTATTATTATTTATTATTTATTATTTATTTATAGAACAAAAATAAATATAAATATATTTGTCTTATGATTCCTAAATACTTGTTGTACGTACCATATTACAAATATGAAAAATAATTTACATAGCACAAAAAAAGCTTGTATCCTACAAAATAAAACAATATGTTTAAATATGATTGTAAAAAATGAAGCACATATTATTGTAGACACTTTCAAAAATATTTTAAAGTATATTCCTTTGACATACTGGGTTATTTCTGACACAGGTTCTACTGATGGTACGCAGCAAGTAATAAGGGATTATTTTAAATCGAAAAATATTGACGGAGAGCTATTTCAAGATGAGTGGCGCGATTTTGGGCATAATAGGACTCTGGCTCTGCAGCATGCGTATAAAAAAACAGACTACTTATTTATTTTTGACGCCGATGATAGTATACATGGCAGTTTCGAACTTCCTGAACCTAGTGTATTTAATAAGGAAATGTATAACTTGAAATTTGGAGGAGACAATGTAGCTTATGTTCGCCCCTTACTAATAAACAATCATCTTCAGTGGCGATTTAACGGCGTTCTTCATGAATTTTTAACATGTGTAAATAAAAATGTCGAAGGAGTAGTGATAAATGGCGAATACTATATAGAGTCGGGACGCAAAGGAAGTAGGAGTAAAGACCCCGATAAATATAAAAAAGATGCCGAAATTTTAAAAAAGGCATATTATACAGAGCTCGAAAAACCAGACAAAGGGTTGTCAAAACGTTATGCTTTTTATTGCGCACAGAGTTATAAAGATAGTGGTATAGTTAAAGATGCAATCGAATGGTACACGATGGTAGCGGATAAACTAGATACATGGGTTCAGGAAAGATACTATTCATGTTTTATATTGGGAAACTTGTATATGCAACAAAATGATTTTGAAAACGCTCTTCGCTACTTGACAAAATCCAGCATTTTTGACCACGAGAGAATCGAAGGAGTCGCGCTAGCTTGCGAAATTCTTTTACAGCGAGAAATGTTTTTACTCTGTTGTTCTTTGGGTCAACAATTCTTAGGGCACACGGAACCGCCACCGAATAAGCTTTTCCTTTTTGAACCCTTTTACTTTAACCATGTCGAATATTCGTGTAGTATTGCCGGATTTTACTGTGGAAAGCATGAGTTAGGGTATGAATGTTGTAAAAAAATTATTACCACTAGGTGTATCGATAATATTGACAAGTATGTTAAAACATGTATTAACCTAGCCTGTTATAAAGACCAACTGTTGCATGACACAAAAGATACTCTTGAGTTTTTTTATGAATATAACGAAACTATACAAATGTTATTGCGCGATGGTGTTGATGTTGACAAACGAATGCACGAGTGTTGGAATATTTTATTTGAAAAAAACCGTTCTAAAATATGTGACATGCCTAAAAATAGTAAAACAATGTTCCATAATAAAGTCGGTTCAGGTTCGGGTTCGGGTTCGCACAAACGCGCCAATAGTGTCGCCAATAATGTTTTCATTTCATTTACTACTTGTAAACGGCTCGATTTATTTAAACAGACAATCGGTTCTATTTTAAATCATTGGTTGGACAAAGAAAAGATTGACTATTGGTTTTGTGTCGATGATAATTCTTCCAAAAGTGATAGGGAATATATGAAGAGTAATTTTCCGTGGATTACGTACTATATGAAGTCGGAGTCGGAAAAAGGTCACAGAGAAAGTATGAATATTATTTGGAATAAACTAAATGAACTCAAACCGAAATATTGGATACACATGGAAGACGACTTTCTATTTTATACGAAACGTAATTATGTTGGAGATTCTATAAAGGTGCTTCAAACATACCATACGTATAAAAATATTCGCCAAGTTTTATTCAACAGAAACTACTCCGAAACAATCGCAGATACGACTATAAAAGGTCATGCCATTTTACCCCCTAACGAATGTATTCCAGGTATTCCGGTTGTTTTGCATAATCATAGTAAAAGCGATAATTTGGGTTTTCCAAACTGTTGTTATTGGCAAGACTATAGCTTTCGTCCGGCTATGATAGATGTTGAAACTATACTCTGCTTGGGTAATTATGATACTGAAAATCAATTTTTCGAATCAGATTATGCAAAACGTTGGTATGATGCTGGTTATAGAAGTGCATTTTTTAATATGATATGTTCGCGTCATATTGGTAGATTAACATCAGAACGACACGATAAAACAAAACCGAACTCTTATGAATTAAATAATACTTCACAATTTAATTTAGGCGAATCTCACGAACCTCTTACACCTCATACTCCTCATACTCCTCATACATCCAGCGACTTTGATAATGCGTCAGATGAAAGCATCAGAATGCGATACAGCCCTCCCATAAAAGTATCTACGTCTTCTAGTATTAAAATCCTAAACTTAAAACATAGAGATGACCGTAAAAGGGCGATAATAAATAAGTTGGAGATGGCGGGGTTTTCTGATAAAGAATACGAGATTATAGAAGCAGTATATGGCAACGACCTTGCATTATCGCCTACAACAATAGAATTATATAAAATGTTTGAAGGCAATGATTTTGGAAGTAGATGCGGGTTTATTGGTTGTGCATTATCGCACTATGGGTTGTGGCTAGAGTTAATAAAGGATACAGTAAATGACTATTATATTATTATGGAGGACGATGTTATTTTATGTAGCGGATATAAAGAACAACTTGCGAAACTTGATACACATTTCAAGAGTAAGGATATTTTATATCATGGGTATACGATGTATAATGCTAATCGGTCGAAAAACAATGAAAAGTATGACTATACGTTAGTAACGCATGAGTCCGACGTAACAGTATGTGAGCTTGCTACCGATTTGTATGTTGGTGGAACGTTCGGATATAGTATAAATAAAAAAGGTGCACAAAAAATGATAGATTATATTCACAAAAACGGAATAAGGCACGGAATAGACTACCTTATGAAAATTGCGAATACTGTCGAACGATATGAAACACAGCCGAATTTGTGTATATCTTTATGGCATGAACATGATATGGGCTATGATACAGATATACAAAGAAGCGTTGATTCGATTGATTTTAGCTTGTACGTAAATGACTACCTTAGCATTTTGAAATATAATTTTATTTATATATCCGGCGGCGACCAAATAGGGAACGACCTCTACCACAAACAGGATAATCTAAAAAATATGGTACTATGTGCAGCAGGCGATAAACAATGCATTGCATTTAATACGCTTGGATTTTTTAAAAGTAGTATTACAAATATTACAACTTCGCCATGGTTTGTAGAAGGTGATGGTATTTATATTAAAAAAGAGTATGCATCAAAAGTTGTAGAGAATCTGGACGATAACTTCAAACGGCTGTTTGAGGAGACACAATTAGGAGAGATTAAAAAACATGAGATGCAACAGATGCGTGAGATTAATCGAAAATCGGATATATTGGAAATCGTAAATAAAAAACGCGTAAAAATGTTATGCAACTGGTGTTCTTCGAAAGATTTGTGCAATGAGTTTTCTGTTATGAATGTTATAAAAGGAACATATACAAATAATGTTGAACTTGTTTCGGATGATAATAGTATTGATTATTATGTGATTATAAATATGCCTACATATGATTCGTTGTGTGTATATGAACCGAAAAAGACTATTGTTTTTCAGATGGAACCGTGGGTATATGATACTACTAAAAACTGGGGAGTTAAGACATGGGGGGAATGGGCTATACCGGATGCGAACAAATTTATGAGAGTGTCTCGACATGCGGAAAGTCTTAACAATGTACAATGGCAAGTATCACCGCCGGAAAATATTTCAAGTGAAGAGAAAATAAATAAGGTAATGTGTGTACTAAGTGATAAATTACACGACGAAGGGCATATGAAGAGGGTCAACTTTTTGAAATATGTGGAGTCGGAATCGCAAGTTACACCTACTACATCGACTGATATTATGCAAGTTTATGGTCGTAAAAATTATCACGCGTTGAAATCGTATGTAGGTGAGACGCAAAATAAAATGGAGCTAGTAAAGTACAAGTACTGTTTTTCGTGTGAGAACAATAGTGAAAAAAATTATGCAACCGAGAAAATATGGGAGCCTATTTTATTTGAGTGTCTTTGTTTTTATTGGGGGTGTCCCAATCTGGAAGACCATATTGATTCGCGTGCCTTTGTTAGACTACCGCTTGATAACTTCGAAGAGTCTTTATCTATTATTACAAAAGCAATTGAAGAAGACTGGTGGTCTCGGCGTATTGATATAATAAAAAAGGAAAAACAAAGAATAGTGAATGAACTGGGATTCTTTCCTAGATTAAATAAAATAATGAACGATGATAATAATAATAATAATAATAATAATAATAATAATAATAATAATAATAATATAGATAGTGAATCGAATAACCAACACGACAAAGAAAAACTAATATTCATTGATAAAAAAGATGGTTTTGGGTCACAGTTTCAGTCAATTGTTTTTTATATTTTATATGCAAATTTCAACAACTTGGATTATGTTCATAAAAAAATAAAAAATATGGAGCATAATTACAATAACGAATCTGATTTCATAGAAAGAGTAAATCACTGTATGAATATACAAGGCAATTATGATGACTATGATGACTACGATTATATAAAAAATATAAATGCTTATAGTATTAACACTTCAAGTAGAGAGCATATATATCGTGTTGTTGATCAGAATGTAGATTTGTATACAAGTAACAATGAGGCAATTGATAAAATCAAGAGATGTTTTTGGCAAAATAAAGATAAAGATGTATATAAAAATAATAAATTTAATATTGCAGTTCACATTAGGAGACCAAATATTCACGACGACCGCATTGAAGGTACAAATACAGAAGACTTATATTATTTAAATATAATTAACCATATTCGTGAAAAGTATAAAAATAAAGATGTATGTTTCCATATTTATTCACAGGGGAATATTGAAAATTTTAACTGTTATAAAAATGATGATGTTGTTTTTCATATCGATGAAGAAGTAACTAAAACATTTGTAGGGTTAGTCGGTTCTCATGTACTGGTAATGTCTGCAAGTTCTTTTAGTTATATTGCGGCAATACTAACCGACGCCGAAGTATATTATTTACCTTTCTGGCATAAACCAAAAAAGAACTGGATTATACTATAATGCAGTAATACAATGCAGTAATACAATGCAGTAATACAATGCAGTAATACAATGCAGTAATATATAACAAGCATAAAAAGTATATAAAAATAATTATAAAGATAATAATATTAAAAATGGAAAAATATTTTAATAATATTATTATCGAAGAAAATATCAAACATGTAAAGTTGGATATTGGTTTATCATACAATGCTCCTCATTCGCAAAATTGGTTAGAAAATGAACCAAATTTATTAGTTATTGGCTTTGAACCCAATCCGGATTTTTTGGCTAGTATTTCATCAAAGGATAATATTGAAAAACGAGCATCTTGTCACGGTGATCCTATAAATAAAAAATATGTCAATGACCGTTTTTTTTTATTTCCGATTGCATTGTCAAACGTAAACGAACCAACCGAAATGACATTTTACGAGACTCAAAAAGATGTAGGTTGTTCTAGTTTATATAAACCGACTGATTCAAACTTGGGTGAATATAAAATAAAATCAAAAGTTCCAGTTTATTCTTTGCAATATTTTTTTGATTTATTTCCATTTGATAAATTCGAATATATTGATTATATTAAAATTGATGCACAAGGTTCTGACTTGGATATATTGAAAAGTGCTGGTTGTTATTTAAAAGAGAAAGTTGTCTATGTAACTGCGGAGCCTGAGTCTTACTCGTATGAAAACTGTAGTCATAATAATGAAAAAAATATAGAAGAATATCTACTTTCACAAAATTTTATTAGAGTGTTTAATAAACATACATCTGACCCGACGTATATAAATAAAAAATTTCAACATTTGGAGAATGAAATATATATTTTTCAAAACTAACTGGTAACTTCATCTCATATATAATATTATAAAAATAACGAATTTTAATATTATACAAATTTTAATATTATACAAAATTTAACATTATATGAATTATTTTAGTTCTATTTAGTTCTCTTCCTCTTCCTCTTCTTCGTCGCCGGCGGCTGCGCCTTCTGATAAATTTAGTTTAACTCCAGAACTCAGCGACTTGACTTTTTTCGGTTTACTCGAACTCGCTGATGCATCTTGTGATTGCGCCGATTTTGACTTGTCTTTTTTACTTTCGGTTACATCGGGTGCCGCTGCTGATGCAGAGGAAGTCTTTTTAGGGCTCACACCTCTGCTAGTGGATTTTGACATAGTAGATGGTTTGGTTTTGGTTTCATTTTCTGTTTCCGTAGCCATTCCTTTCGACAATCGCACCCTTTCCGTTTTCTTCAAGTCGCCTCCCAACTGTTCAACAAGTTTTTTAAATGCGGAAATTGCACTATCTGTAGCACCTTGTACATATCCAGATACTCCAACAGGGTCTATTTCATTGTGAAAAGCGAGACGAATAATGCTATCGGTGGCGTGTGGATGCGGCTTTCTAAATCCGCAAAACGACAGTGTCTTGTCTGTTATAAAATTTTGCTGGTATAAATAAAACTCAATAACTTTCCCAAGCGTGTAGTCCTCATTTACCAGTGTAACATCGAAACCGTTTTTCAGTGTTGTTTCAGAAGGTAAAATGGCAACTTTTCCATGCTGCAAATTTTCCAAAAACTTTTCACATTTTGAAATCATATGTTCACACGCCTTTAGAACGATTTCGTTGTTTTCAAACACGCCAACACTCTCGACTATGAAATCATAGCTATTTGGCTGGTAATACCGTTTCGCCTCAAGCAGAAACCAGTTACGTTTTTCAAATTCGATTTCTTCATCCGTTTTGTCGCTCTTTTTCATAGCCGCCGCTAGTTCTTTCCATACTTCAACTGCCTTTGATTCGTCGGGTGTACATTCGTACGCACAAGTGCTAATAACATTGAATGCACCGTCTTGTGACGCCATTCCGATATCTAAGCCGCAGCGGAGTGTAAGACGTTCTCCATCGATGTTTTCTGATAACTTAGGCTGAAGTCGAGCAAACTCTATATAGTCTCCTGATACTGGTGATGGAGGAAATATTGCGCGAACAGCCGATTCATTCGAGTAGACGTCCGTTTTAATATTTTTTATTCTGAAATCTTTTGTGGTAACATACAAAATGCTATCCGTGTCGTTCTTCACGTCGAGTTCTACAATATAGTCTTTGTACGGAAAATCCATATCGGCAATATGAATAGGAATGCAACTGAGACGCTGTTTAATAATTTCATTATGAAATCTAGTAGTATTGTGTGTAACTTCGGCTTTATTTTCACTATATGGGAAAGTTCTAAATACAAATGTAGGAATATCTGAAATTATAATTCTTCGTAGAGCATTCGCGACACTCATGTTGCAATCCACCAATGTAAATTTCAAAAATCCGTTGTCTTCGGTCATGTTTGCAATACGGGGTTCCATTCTTTGTGATTTGCGGTTCTTATTATATTATTATTATACAATTTATTAAATCAATTTTTCATTAATACAATTAAGGAAAATAAATAACTTAAATAATAAGTTAAAATAAATGATAAATACTCGGTGGTAATTTATATTATGAGTAGTATTTTATATTATAGCAACTTTTGTGAAAAATCTAAAAAAATTCTTCAAACGTTGGCAAAAAGCAATATTAAAGAAGAATTACATTTTTTGTGTATCGATAAACGAGTGAAAAGTACTACAGGGTCGTGGTATATTATTCTCCAAAATGGGGAAAAGATTATCATGCCCCCGCAAGTAAATCGTGTACCGGCGCTACTCCTTATGAAACAAGGTCATCAGGTATTATATGGCGACCAAATTTTGGGACATTTACAGCCACGAGAAACGGCGATAAATATGGCGGCAACAAATAATAATGGTGAGCCATCTCCTTTTTCATTAAATGATGACTGCATTGGTGGTTATGGTGTGGCATCGGATTCATTTAGTTACTGGGACCAAACAAGTGATGATTTATCGGCAAAAGGGAATGGAGGGATGCGACAGTTGTATAACTATGCGACAATTGATAGCAATATGAGAATAGAAGCACCGAAAGAAGATTATACGCCGGATAAGATAGGAAGCGTTTCCTTGGAAAATTTACAACAAACGAGAAACTCTGAAATACAAATTAATATTGAAAAACAGGCAAAAGCAGTCGAACATCCTTCGCAACAACAGTTTAATCAACAACAACAACAAAAACAGCAATTTCAAGCGCAATTCTCGCAGCAACAACAGTTTCAACAACAGATACAAGCGATAGGTCCGCAACAGGTACAACAACAAGAACAACAAAGACAACAACAGCAACAACAGCAAAAAAATGTGCGATTCAATCAATAGTTCGATAATTCAATAATATAATTATAAATTAAAAACATTTAAAACAATAGATTAATATTATATAGTCGTATATATTCTTGTATCTCATATTTAGTATACTAAAAGATGTCATCACAGCCATTGGATAGTTCTGACAAGTCACTGCTTTTAAATGCGTTTAATACACAATTAACCGAATTTATAGAAGACATAGAACTTGTATTTAGTGAAGATAGTGCAATAAAAAAAGCAAAAACATCTATTTTTATGATAAAAAAAGTAAATCCAACAATTACTGCAAAGATATGGTATAATTATATATGTTCCAAATATGAAAGTGAAATTAATAATGATAATATTGATTTTTTTCTAGAAAAAGATTATAAAAAAGATTTAGTATATATGAATCAATCAGAACAAATTATTTCTAGTATAGACAAACTTCGTCACCCTATTAAAAATATGAGTAAAGAAAATCAAGAAAAGTCGCTTAAGTATGTTAAAAATTTATGTATTTTATCTAAATTGTATATGCAGTAGTGGTGTTGCGGTGCTTATAATTATTATTAAAATTTATTCATTTTTAATAATAACATTATTCATTTTTAATAATAATATAGTTATTAATTTACATAAATATATTTGTGCGTAGTTTGATTTAAATAGTAAATGATAAATTAAAAATATAAATGAGTAAAAAAGATAAGTCATCTTCGAAAAATAATACCGAAGAAGTTCCAGAAGTTCCAGAAGTTGTCCCCGATGAGTTTAAAAAAGTAATGACGGATTTCATAAATGATTTTACGACAACCTTTCCAGAATATAGCAGTAAATTAAAGGATAATTTTGTTGTGGTTTCTGTAAAAACAGATGGTGATATTGTAGCCGAAGAAATTTTAGATGAAGCTAGAGTAAAGGTGTTATATGAGTATTCCAAAACAATATATCCTGTGCGTTTTTTTGATATCTTATATAAAAATAATGAAATTTTCAAAAAGGGTAATGGTAGCGATGCTATGGTAAATGTAAACTTTTTGCCAGATATCGACTTCAGAGAAGTATGGAATACACCTGATATTTCAAGTAACACGCGTGATACTATTTGGAAATATTTACAGCTTATTCTTTTTTCAATTATTACGAATATTTCTGATAGAGATTCATTTGGAGATACAGCCAAGTTGTTTGAGGCGATTAATGAGGAAGAGTTGAAGAGTAAGTTGGAAGAGACGATTAAGAATATGCAGAATATTTTCATGGGCGGCGATGCTGGTGATGCAGGTGATGGTAAAACGGGAGAAGCAGGAGAAGCAGGAGCTTCGGGAGAAAATCCGAAATTCGGGGAGGGGATTGATATGAAAGAGTTTGAGAAATTTGCTGAACAATTTAAAAATTTTTCACCAGAGAGTATGGGAATCGACATGTCAAAGTTTCCCGGGTTTGAAGGATTTCCGGGATTTAATTCAAACAAAGGCGGTGAAGGTGGTGAAGGAGAACCAAAGGATTCATCCGACAACAAAAAACAACCCGAAATGCCTAATCCGGAAACAATTCACGAACATATTTCAAAACTTCTGAATGGTAAAATAGGTGCACTTGCAAAAGAAATCGCAGAGGAAACGGCGAAGGATTTTGACTTGGGTATTGATATGGAAAATGCGGAAAATATGAATATGAGCAATGTTTTTCAGAAACTATTTAAGAATCCAGGAAAATTAATGAACATGGTAAAGAGTGTTGGTGCAAAACTAGACGACAAGTTTAAAAAGGGTGATATCAAAGAGAGCGAGATTATGAAGGAAGCAAGCGATCTTCTTAGTAATATGAAAAATATGCCTGGTATGGGAGATTTGTCGAGTATGTTAGGCAAAATGGGTATGGGTGGATTAGGAGGATTAGGAGGATTAGCGGGTTTAGCAGGTTTAGGTGGAAAAGGAGGCAAGATAAATATGGGCGCCCTTCAAAGTCACTTGCAACAAAATATGAAAACCGCAAAGATGAAAGAACGTATGCAAACAAAGCTACAACAGAAAAAGCAAGAGCAAGAAAAACAGACACCTCCTGTAGCAGTAGCAAGTAACGCTGTCCGACCTACTACCGCTGTATATACTTCGGTATCGGGTGAACAGATTCAACAAACACCTAGAACAGCTAGACCAGCTGAAACTGTTGTTCTAGATGCGAATGTGACTACACAACAAGCGGTGCAAGCGGCGGAAACGGCACACGAAGAGGGCAGCGGTACACAAAAGAAGAAGAAGAAGAAGAATAAAAATAAAAAATAATAATAACCGAGGTATGATAAAAACCGAGGTATGATAAAAACCGAGGTATGATAAAAATATAAATGAAATAATGTATTTATTACTAATATTACTAATATTACTAATATTACTAATAATGATTAAAGAATAAAAAATAAGAAAAAATAATTAAGAATATATATATAATGGACAAAATACCAGCAACACCATTTTGGTTAAGTGAACCCACCATTCTATTCAATAAAAAACATATAACTGACATATGGCCAGATTCAAATATGACCAATATGGAAAAATTGAATGCTATTAGTCGTTTTGTTATTCTAGCTTCAATTTTAGGATATTTAATTACATTGAATATTGGACTTATATTTGTATGTATAATAACTTTAGGTGTAATTGCTATTTTATATCATGTACAGTCTAATAAAAGTAAAGATGATGATAATGATAAAGGGAAAGATAAAGGGAAAGAGTCGTCCCCCCCGAAAGTAAAAGAAAATTTTACCAACTCCATATTATATAACGAAGTCAAAGACGACTATACGAATCCGAAGCAAAATAACCCCATGATGAATGTGCTTGTTCCAGAAATAGTTTATAATCCTACCAGAAACGAGGGAGCACCGGCATTCAATCCGGAAGTTGAAAGAAAAATAAACAACAATACAAAAGATTATGTAGTTGAGACTACTTTTTCCGATGAATCCTCAAAACAAAAGGAGTATATTAAGCGGAAATTATTTAGCGATTTAGGAGATAGTTATATGTTTGACCACAGCATGAGAAATTTCTATACAAACCCAAGTACCACCATCCCGAACGATCAGGAAGGATTTGCTAACTTCTGTTTTGGAGATATGATTTCCGCAAAAGAAGGCAACGAGTTCGCGCTAGGAAGAAACATGCCACGGTTGGGAGGAACGTATAATTAAACAAGAATGTGGTTATGTTAATTTAATCGAATTCGATTCCATTCCATTCAATTCCACCTTTGTTATACTTTGTTATATTATATTATAATATTTAGTAAATTATATTTTCAAAAATATATATATATATACATATAAATAAACAATTATGGCTACTGTAAAAGATTATGTTTTTGATAACTTAAGTAGAATAGGTAATGACAACTGTGGAATGACTCAGAGAAATGTACAAAACCTTAACTCGAGCAGCTATATGTTGCAGAATTTCTTTTCCGCTGAGTGCAATATGCAACGTCCCATTGATTTTGCTACTGCTCAGCCCGGTATTAACTTTACCGGTAGTCACCAGGTCGGTGTCGGTGGCTGCAATATCGACACAAATAGCGAGCTGTTTAATGGTAGAATCATGACGCGTCCTCGTAGTCGCATTAGTTTATTCGAGCGCCCTTTTAAGACGGTTCCCTTTCTCGGTAGAGGCGAGGCGAATCCTCTCGTAGAGTCTCGTTTATGGCAGGGTGACTACAATATTAACAAGAAGAGCGTCAACCCTAGTTCTGAAGTATGTTTTGTGAATCACGAAATGTATCCTCTTATTCCTTCTATTGCTGCCACGATTTCAAATCCTGCAAATTTGGTAGAAGGTGTCGCCGTAAATGGTTGGATACGTGGTGGTGTTCCTTCTCGCGAAATCGAGCGTGAAACGAAATACACTTCTTGTAGCTCTTAAATTTTTATGTTATTTTATAAACAATAAAACAATAAAACATTCCAATTAAAATATATTAAAAATAACACTATTTTTAATATACAAAGTATAATATAAAATATGTATAATACTACATTTTTGTCTACATATAAATTACACGATGACGAAGAAGACCAAGACACGTTGTATCGTCACGAATATTTGTGTGCTTTTAATTTAAAAGAGTATGACTCAGATGTAATTGTTTCAACGATTGATACTATATACGAAAAAATAAAAGACGATAAGGACTTTATTGAGATTGCAGAGTCCCACTATAGTTTTGACAGTAAAAAGAAAAACCATGAACTTATTTTACAGTTTCTTTTTTCATTCCATAGTTTTCATTTATTTCATGCTTGTTTAGTTTATTTTTTGCGAGATGACAAGGATGACGCGGTATTATACGAGATGTTTATTAAAAATAAAAAATCTCTGATTGAAGAAATAACAAAAAAATAGAAAAAGTGAATAAAATGAAATAAAAATAATTGTATGAAAATAAATTAAGTATCTTAAAATAAATTAAGTATATTAAAATAAAATATATGTTATATAATATTATATAGCAAAGTATAAAGTATGGCTTCTACACAAAATAGAAATACGAAAAGTGATTATTGTTATCAGCAACAAGATTTTAGAGGAATCTTTAACCATGCAACATACGTAAATGGGCAAAACGGACGTGCATATACGGATGCACTTCCCGAACTAGGATATTTGCCATCCTATATGTCTAGAGAGTCATTCTCAAAAAATTCCGTAGATATCGAATCTGCTCTTTTTGGCATTAATTCGACAAATCTTGTAGACCCTCAGGCGCCGGTTGTTCCACAGTTGAAAGAACTTCCTTCTGTTTCTTTCTTTGACAGAATACCTCTTATAATGCCTACGCCACTTGTAGTTGAGAAAAGTCAAAGACCTTTTCCCATTTAGTATAAAATATTTGTTTTTTTATATATATAATTATATTTTTGTATTATATAACTATATAATTCTATGTCATATGACCAAGCATTAAATGCAAATATAACAATGTTGGGTTACCTTAGAACAACACGCCCTGATGGTAATTTAGGTATGGGGTTTGGAAGTACTGGTTCTACTGGTTACACAGGATATACAGGCGTTACTGGTGCTACAGGATATACAGGATACACGGGATACACGGGTTATACAGGCTACACCGGTTATACAGGATACACAGGATATACTGGATACACGGGTTATACAGGCTACACGGGATACACGGGTTACACGGGTTATACAGGCTACACGGGATATACTGGATACACAGGATACACTGGTTATACAGGATACACGGGATATACTGGTTACACTGGTTACACGGGATATACTGGTTATACGGGATATACAGGTTATACGGGTTATACAGGATATACAGGATATACTGGTTATACTGGATACACTGGATATACTGGTTATACGGGATATACAGGTTATACTGGTGTTACGGGTGCAACAGGAGCCCCAGGTCAGTCTAGTACATACTATAACTATAAAGCTGAAACGCCAAATACAACTCCTCCTCCTACAACAAAGCATGTTAAATGGAATACGGTTGCTCAAACTAATGCCACTGAGTTATATGTATCTAAAGTCGACGGAGATGGTGTAGATGTAGGTATATTACTTAGTTTAGTAAATGCAGGTGATAGTATTATTTTACAAGACAAGACAACTTCGACACTTAACCAAACATGGAATATAACAGGAGTAACCTCAAATGTCGGGTATGTAACATGGAATGTTTCTGGTCCAAATACATATGTTTTTGCCTCAGAACAAGACCTTATTTTAATTATTTATGCAGTCGGTCCACAAGGACCTATAGGTCCAACTGGTTATACAGGATACACTGGTTATACAGGTTACACGGGATATACTGGTTACACTGGTTATACAGGCTACACAGGTTACACGGGTTACACAGGTTATACAGGATACACTGGTTATACAGGCTACACAGGCTACACAGGCTACACAGGCTACACAGGCTACACTGGTTATACAGGATACACTGGTTATACAGGATACACAGGTTACACTGGTGTTACAGGAGCGACAGGATGGACGGGAGCAACAGGTTATACAGGGTATACAGGTTATACAGGTTACACCGGTTATACTGGTGTTACAGGAGCGACAGGATGGACGGGAGCAACAGGAGCAACAGGAGCAACAGGTTATACTGGTTATACTGGATATACTGGTTATACTGGTTATACAGGATATACAGGATATACAGGATATACAGGATATACAGGTTATACAGGATATACAGGATATACAGGATATACAGGTTACACCGGATACACAGGTTACACCGGTTATACTGGTTATACGGGTTACACAGGATATACCGGTTACACAGGATATACAGGTTACACAGGATATACCGGTTATACAGGTTATACAGGTTATACAGGTTATACAGGTTATACAGGTTATACAGGTTACACTGGTTACACTGGTTACACTGGTTACACTGGTTATACGGGTCCTGCTGCGCAGTCTAGTACTGTTTTTAGCTACTTAACTGAAACAACTACTCTTAGTAATCCAACTCCTAAACATATAGACTACGATACTGTAAATCAATTATTAGCAACTTCAATGAGTGTTTCATATATAGATAATAACAATTACAATGATAGTAGTCAACTACAATCGGTTAAAGTAGGAGATACGCTTATTGCGAAAGATCCAACAAATGCTTCAAATAAACAGACATTTACTGTAACAAGTGTAACACCAAATGCTGGATATATAACATATGGGGTTACGGGAACAAATACTTATCAATTCTCATCGGAACAACCAGTTGATTTAGTTCTTTATCCTGTTGGACCAATAGGACCGACAGGACCAACTGGCTATACAGGTTACACAGGTTATACAGGTTATACAGGTTATACAGGATATACGGGTTACACAGGCTATACAGGTTATACTGGATATACAGGTTATACTGGATATACAGGTGTTACAGGTTATACAGGTTATACAGGATATACGGGTTACACAGGCTATACAGGTTATACTGGATATACAGGTTATACAGGATATACGGGCGTTACGGGTCCAACGGGTTCACAAGGAACACCCGGAGTATCGTCAGGATTAGTATTGTTTTTAGACGGACCGACGACAGCCGCCGCACCACCAGCGACACCTGATGCATTGTTGGAAATACCCGATACTGGCACACAAACTACAATAACCTTTAATGGAGGAGCAACCGCTGGAACACTATTTGCAACATTTATAACTCCAGCGAATAGCATCAATAATACATTGATATCAGGTGGAGTTTGGGATTTAAACTGTTACATGACAACTAATGCTACTTCGGTCGATAATATTGGATATTATTTTGCAGTGTTCCGTGTTGATGCTGACGGGGTTAGTAATAAAACCATATTGGCAACACAAACGATATCAGGAGCAGTTTACCTTGTCACTGCATTGCAATTTTTATACACGAATTCATTGTATGTCCCCCTAACAATATTGCCCGATTTGACCTATAGAATTGGAATTGATATGTTTGTGGTAACCCGAACAGCCACTTCAAGGAGACTCATCTTGGAAATGAGAAATTCGTCATTATCTCATGTTCGCACTACATTAAGCGCAGTAACACAAGGCGCAACGGGCGCAACAGGTGCAACGGGTCCTACGGGTGCAACGGGCGCAACGGGTTATACAGGCGCAACAGGTGCAGTGGGACCTCAAGGTGCAGGAGGTGCTACAGGATATTATGGGTCATTTTATGACACAACCACGCAGGGACCATTCACAATAAACACCGCATATGCAATTCTCATAAATGCAACCGATGCAACCGCCACCAATGGAGTGTACATTGGGTCGCCAACATCTCGCATTTATAACACATATGCAGGAATATACAATGTGCAATTTTCTGCTCAATTTACAACGACTTCCACTGGCAATGACGTAGATTTGGTTAATATTTGGATTAAGCAAGGTGGAGTAAATGTGACTTATACAGATGGACAAGTAAGCATTCCGACAAAAGCTGGTGGAACTATCTCAAGTTGGAATTATCTTTTAAAATTAAATGCGGGAGAGTACATTGAATTTTATTTGAAATGCACGACCTCGTCTAATGTTTCGTTGACGACATTACCAGCAGGTGGTACTCCTCCAAATAATAATCCAGAATCTCCATCTATTATCGTGACATACATGCAAGCCGCATACAATGGTAATACAGGCGCAACGGGTGTAACAGGCGCAACGGGTTATACGGGATATACGGGTTATACTGGTTATACAGGCTATACTGGTTATACCGGCTACACAGGATATACAGGGTACACAGGTTATACAGGCTACACGGGATACACTGGTTACACCGGCGTTACGGGACCAACAGGAGCAAACGGCGTAATTATACAGTATCAAACGACGAATTTAGCATCAACGCCTAGTTCTTTTGTTACCGACTTTACTGAAATTGACTTAAGTGGTAACTATTTTTGCACAATAACACCTCAGTCTGCGGCTAGTAACATTTTAACACAGTTTCGAATCAAATACGCGAGTAGTTACAATGCAAATGATAGGTTGACTATTAATGTAAAAAGAAGTATTGCTGCTGGAGCACCAACTACGATTGCCAGTGATACATTTCTTGGACCGCAAATAGCTACAATAACAAACAATGATTTGTATACTCTAAACTACATAGATACCCCTGCAACAACTAGTTCTATAAAATATTATTTAACATACCAACTAGAACCTACAGGAGGTGTTCCTCCGACAAATACTATCGGTATAATACAAAGTCAAGGCAATAATATTGTTTTACAAGAATTATTGGGTTCAGGGACAGCAAATCAGGGGTCTACGGGTCCGACGGGCGTAACGGGACCGTCAGCGCTATCAATTGCACTAACATCAGCAAATTTGACATATTATCCTACTTTCGTTGGTTCAACGGGTCTAGGGCAAACCGGTTATATTGATACCGATTTAACATATAATCCGTCTACAAATACTCTTACAGCTACAAATTTCAGCGGCAATGCTACTTCGGCTACAAATATTTTTGGAGGTACCGGTGGTTCGTTACCGTATCAATCTGCGGCAAGTACCACAGCGTTCTTATCAAACGGCACAACCGGTCAATATTTAGTTTCTAATGGTGGAGCATCTGCGCCGTCGTGGACTACTCCCACGGTAACAAAAGGCAATTTTCAATTTGATGATATGTGGGGGTCAGGTTCAACAAATAATGGACAATTTGGAATGACCGTTGTTGGAACACACGCTGGTACATCGCCGCAACAAGTAGCGGCACCAGATGGTTATAATGGGATAACTAGAATATTTAATTCAGCGGCAAATGTAGCAGCGGGATATCAATCTGGTTCTTCTACTATTTTTAGAAATTTACTCGGAAATGGTCTTGGATTTACAATGATATTTAGACCGTATCCGACGGGTACAACTGTTAGTACAACACTTTATTGCGGATTTAGTAGCGATTTTAGCTCGGGTGCACCAGCTAGTCAGTTGGCGTGGCAATACAGTACGAATCAGGCACCTACGACTCAGTGGAACTTTAGACAAGACGGTGCTAATGTTTATACCGCTACTGGGTTACCTCTAGGAGCAGGAGACTGGTTTAAAATGACACTTGTTAAAACGGGAAGTTCGACATATACAACCACAATACAAGATGTAACAACACCTTCGGCTATTTTTTCATATTCAGGTACTGTTGCTGCTAGTAATCTTCAATTATTTATGGGCGGTTTTGTTTCATGTGTTGCTGGTGCAACAAATAAATATTTAGATATCGATTATATATCATGCGAATTCAATTCGGTACATTAAAAATATGATATAAAATTAAATATATATTTGAATATGTAAATTTATATAATAATAATAATAATATTATATAAATTATATAATGAGTGTAAAAAATTTTATACCCGCTGATGGTTCATTATGGAGTATAAGAGTTGTAGACATATCAGGAAACTATGATCAAAGACTTTTATTTGATGCTTCAGGTAATGCCATAATCAGAACGGGAAATACCGACCGCCTAACGATTGGTAATACGGGTGTATGGAATGTTCAAGGTGGTATGAATTATAATAATGCAACGAATACTTTAACTGCCACAACATTTATTGGTGCATTGAGTGGGAATGCTACTTCGGCTACAAATATTGCTGGCGGTGCTGGCGGACAAATACCATATCAATCAGCAGCAAGTACCACAGCGCTTTTAGCAAATGGAACAGCGGGGCAAGTCCTTACATCGGCGGGAACTACCCTTGCTCCTACTTGGATGACACCGGTAAGTATCGACCCAACAATTACAGAAACAAACACTAATGCGGTTTTCTACCCTACTTTTGTTTCTGGGACCGGAGCAGCTCAAACTCTTCGTGCTGATGCTACGATAGGTCCATTTAGTATAAATCCTTCTACTGGTGATTTTAATATTGCTGATACTTTTAAAATAACACAGAATGCTGTAGCGTTAGGAAAAAGTGCTGGTATAACAGGTCAAAACAGTGGAGCAGTCGCTCTTGGTCTTAATGCCGGAAACTTGAATCAAGGAGCAAATAGTATCGCTATCGGAAAAGACGCAGGTGTTACAAACCAAGGAAGCACAGGCGGAAATGGAATCGCTATAGGTCAGTTTGCAGGACAGACGAATCAACCATCAGGATGTATCGCCATAGGTTTCAATTCCGGTAATATCGGTCAGGGAGCATCTAATGTTGCTGTCGGTTTACGAAGTGGTCAAACAAATCAGGGAGAATCAAGTGTTGCTGTTGGTGTTATAGCAGCACAAACAACACAAGGTTCGGGGTGTGTAGCACTTGGTTATGGTGCAGCTAATAACACTCAAGGTAACTCTTCCGTTGCAATTGGATATAATTCCGCCCAAACAACGCAATCTACAAATGCTGTTTCGGTAGGTTACCAAGCGGGACAACTCACACAGGGGAACGGGAGTGTTGCTATTGGTAGAGATGCAGGACAGCAAAATCAAAGTCAATTGGCTGTTGCTGTTGGATATGATTCCGGACAAATATCACAAGGGGCAAATTGTATTGCGGTTGGTTACCTTGCGGGAGAAAATACGCAAACTGCAAATGCTGTCGCTATAGGAACATTGGCTGCGCAAATAACACAGGGAGGAAACGCTGTAGCGATTGGTTATAATGCTGCTAATTCTACACAAGGTGATAGTGCTGTGGCTATTGGGCGAGATAGTGGAGCAGCCGCACAAGGATCAAACTCTATTGCTGTTGGTAGGAATGCAGGGGGGTTGACACAAGGGGCTTCTTCTGTTGCTGTGGGTTTTGGAGCGGGGCGATATACACAAGGAAGCAGTGCTGTTGCGGTTGGAACAAATTCCGGTGGAGGTATTTTATCAACTACTTTTCAAGGAAATGGTGCTGTAGCGATTGGGACAAACGCAGGACAAGGTACCACCACAGGACAAGGTGCGAATTCTATTGCAATTGGATTAAATGCTGGAGTTGCTTCCCAAACAGCGGGTTCAATTTGTTTAAATGCGAGTGGTATTGCTCTTAATCCATCAACTGCCAGTTTTTATGTAAATCCTATAGCTACAACTCAACAACCAGCTGTAACTGTCGTTCAAGAACGTCAAGGTCTAGTTTATAATACAACTACAAATGAACTTACTGCTGGAGCATTCAATACTTATTCAGTTTGCTACAATAGTATCACAGGCATCGTCCCGCCATTATATTCGGGTGTAGGAGACAAATCCTTTGCTCTTACTCCTGTAGGTACAGGTATAACTGCCACTGTATGGCAGTGTACATTTGTTGGAGAGAGAGGAGGTGGTTCACTTACTTATCTTTCAACTGGCATTGCTACTTTTGTTGGAGGGTTAAACAGATGGACATGGGCAGGGTATAACGGAGGTGGTGACTTTGGTACACCAACAAGGTTTTACGGGGTCGTGGGTTCTCAACTTCTTTACTTTTCGTGTGGCGATTTCGCTGATTTTAATAATGTTCGCTTTACTTTTACGCGTCTTTATTAAGGTAATTTTGTCTCATTTTATTATTTTTCTAGAAACTGTAAAAAAATATGATATAAAATTAAATATATATATTTTAATATGTAAATTTATATAATAATAATAATATTATATAAATGAGTGACAGCGTTGTTAATAATATTATACCAAACGATGATTTTTTATTGAGTATAAGATTGTCTGAGGTTAGAGGCAACAATGGTCAAAAAATTGTAATTCACTCTGATGGTAGTATGATAATCAGAACAGGAGACACTGACCGTATTACAATTAGTAGTAGTGGTGAATTGACTGTTCATGGCGGAATGACCTATAACAATCAAACAAATACATTAGCAGCTACAACATTTAGGGGTGATTTAGTCGGAACATCCACCAATGCCACAAATATTGCTGTTAATCCTTCTTCTGGGGATGCTTCATTTTATCCCACATTTGTTTCAACAACAACTGGAAATCTCCCACCCCTCGTTGATACACAACTTTCATATAATCCATCCTCTAATACTTTAACGGTACCCAATATAAATGTATCATCTACTATTCAATCGGGTGAAACATCTTTAGTAAAAATTGTATCTGGAACTGTAACACATCCTTTTACTGCCACACAGTCTGTATATACTATAACTATGCCGGAAGGATGTACATGTTTCAACTTGGTTTCTTTTCAACCTGATCCTCAAGAAAATAAAAATAACATACTATATATTTATAACTGGGCTGTTGGAAACTGGAGTGGTGGCAATCAAAGTCAAAATCAAATAAGAATTACTGCTCAACTTGCCAATAACGCTAATCTTACCCCTTTTGCATTAAGATTTTATTGGACTGTATAAATTTTACTTTTACGTCAATTCTTTCTCTACTTCCCTTCTACGCGTTTTTTAAACACAAGTAGGCTGTCAATATTGCGAAACGCCATCTCGAAATTCTTCCATATCGCCATCATTTCACCCGAATTATGATACACGTGTTCCAAAAACTCGCGCTCTACTCTTTCGAATCTCTTACATTTCTTTTCCACCTGTTTCTTCCACGACTTCTTCGCAATCTCCTTTCTCACATTTGCACGGCGTTTCATCTCTTTTGTCGGTTTCACGGCAGGCAAAACTATTTTTTCTTTTTTTGATTCCACATCCCCATCAGAGTTTTTCAACTCAAATCCTGACCTCGTCGTAAGACCACGCTTCAGGTTCTTGCTTTGTTCGTTCTGATTTCTTGTCTTGACCATTTTGTTCGTTTGTTGTTTGACTGACTGATTTGCAATTCTACATTTATATTATACACCATTTATTGAATCAATTTTTTAACATTATAAAATGATGCATATCGCATAAACATTATAATGTTAAATGAAAACAAAACTATACAGTCCGCAGCCCTCCCATAAATTAAGAACTAGTTTCACTTGGTGGCTCCATAACTGACTGACTCAAATCAACTTCCATGACCGATTCATCCTTCGTCTCCATACTCTCCATCCTATCCATCCTATCCATCGTCTTTTTATGTTCTCGCACTACATAATTCAACGAGTACATCAAAATCATCGGATTCTGTGTATTCACAAACTCCACCACATATGTAAACGTAACTGAACCCTTAATCTCGCGCAACTCTTCCAAATACTTCTTATGCAAATCACTCATAAACTTCTTATACTGTTGCGGAAACTCGCCAAATGGACGCTTCTTAAATACAAAACAATCCAAATAATTTTGATGCAAACTCCGCGTAAAACCATGCAGCTGACTCCTAAATACTGTAAAATCCCCCTTATATTCAGGAAACGCCTTCAAATAATCCGCTATTCTCCCCCCATGTCGCAGCGTCAAATACTGCAACTGCAGCTTCTTTTCAACACCTTTCATATTCTTCACCATCTCATACATCGGATTGCGCACCTTCATACGTTCCCCTGTCACCATGTTGCAAAACATAACACCCATCATATTATACGACGCATTCATCGATGCATACTCGTTCTTAAACCCCGACACACTATAGTTATCCGGAAACAACTGTTTCGGTCTCTGAATAACACCGCCTCCATATTTCTCTACAAACCCCGCACTACTAAGCTGCGTAACATCAAGCGTATCGTGATTGATACTATATACACCAATAATATATATCGCCGCATCATTCGTCGGCAACACAATCCTGTTTTTAGGATGCTGTAACACAAAACTATACATGAACTCCCTCGGAAGCTCCTCATACTTGAACCCTATCTTTGCACAAGTTTCGAAAAACATGTTCCGAAATGTATCCTTTTCTCGTATCTCAACCGTGTCTTTCGGATTCTTTGGCGCGTAAAATACGACGCTAGCACCCACTGTACTCTTCGTCGCAACCTCCCAGGCACCACCCTTTTCCGAATAAAACATATTTATCATTGTACCCTCCACAAACTCCTCGGCACACCACTCGTTCGTTACTGTATCGCTCGGATTCGTCATTACATTGTTATTATTAAACACATTCTCTCGCTCCTCCGTAATATATAAACACTTCGGAGGAGAATACGCGACAATACGCCCCGTCTCGTCTACTACCACAGAACGCAATAATCCAATACTTTCATATTCTTCTTTTGTAAAAACAAAAGCCTGTTTATCATATTTTATGATTGAATACATACCAGTATCTGTCTTCCAATTTTTCATTGTTAATTTAAGACTATTAAGGGCTTTTTCAATCTCACTTGAATGACTCACTTTTTCCGTATTTTGCTCGGAAATCATTCGCAAAATATTATCAAAACCCTCGTTCTTTTTTAGTGAAAACATTGGATTCTAGCTGGTGGGGTGGGGGTGGAATATAAAAGTTATATATGTGTACGATAGTATAGATTAGCATAATCTCTTTATATATCTTTCATTAATATTTTATGTTTAGATATAAAGATATGAAATCAACAATATATTAATTCCGCGATATAAAATATTAAATATTATTCGCTTTTATTGATTAATAAAAATTTCTGTTATAAATATAAGGTATACATAAACATATAACTATAAATAAAATGTCAGAAAATTCCCCAAAATCCGAAAATCCATCAGCACCTTCGTCGCCTTCGCCTTCGTCATCAGTCGAAGTTGCTCTAGGGGATATTATACAAATTATCGCCCCTACAAATTCCTCCATTAACGACCAAATATACCTTATTGAATACATCGACGAAACAAAAATCAAATTAATTAATGTAGCAACATCTACACGCCTCATACTTACGATGAGTTCAAAGGGCGGTTTTAGTGACGAGTCCATCACAAGTATAGCTATTTTAAATTCGCCCGAATTCCCCGGTTATGCGCGCCAAAATAAACTTGTAAAAAATACATGGGTGGATATTCACTTCGGCGGAGAATTGCCCACCATCATTACCGGTCAAATCACCGATTTAGAAGAAGATATGATTGAGATTAAAACATACCCAGGAGAACAAGTGTTTTATCTCGATTTCGGTTACAAAGGTATTCCCGAAAATATACCCATCGAGGAAATACGTATTCGCAGCCCTCCCAGCGATTCGCCTCTTGTACCCGATATTGCAAGCTCTGCTGCAGCTGCTCGTCTTTCACAAGAAGAAGAAATCGGCGTAGCACCTATTTCCATCAGCAAACAGCCAAACCTTCCATCTATTAGCCCCCAGATTCCTATCGAAGAAGTTAAAACCGCGCTTAAAGAGATTCTCCTTGATGCCGACTCCATACAGTTTGGCGATGAACTAGAATCCATTATACAAGTCGTCGAACTCCCCGAAGAACAAAAACGCTACAGTATCGAAAAACAAACAACCGATTTATTAAACGAGTTAATTTCCGAATTTCCAAACATTGAAAGGACAAAATCGGTATTAAATAATATTCACTCGATTATTGAGCGGTTCCGACAGTTGCGCGAAGAGTTTTCCACTTTTGACGCAAATGGGAATGCAACACTAGTTAAACGTAGGAGCGAAGATTATAAACCTCTCGCGAAAACACTGCTATCGTTGAATCAGAAATTATTCTGGATTCTCCCCGTTTCCAAAAACATTCGCAAATTTTATAATGCCGACTCCGCGAATCCGACCGACTTTACTGTTACCGATATAGAAGAAAGCATCGAACGCGAAAATGCGCTAACCGACGACTATCTCACAAACAAGGATTCATTCGTTACATATATTAATAAAATGAACGAATATATTACTCCCTATTCGAACCCCGACCCCGAATTTGGTTTCACTCAATATGTCCAGGCAAACATTACATCCATATTAGACAACCTCTCCGACTTTTATTCGAGTATCGTCAAGGGGGAACAAGTAAAGCGAAACCAGTTTGTTATTCAAACGTATAACCTCGGGCTCTCTCAAATTCAAACAAGAAAAATCAAAAGTTTTGGTAAACGCATCGCCGATACAACCGACGTTCTTCCCCTCACACCAAATGACTCTATAAATATTACCTCTTTTGTTAGTCTCCCCCAACCAGTAATGCATTTTTCGAATATTTCGCTCCCAAATACCAGCATAATGACTCGCGCAAATATGGGACAACACTTCGTTCCTTACTGGAATCTCCTTCGTAAAAATACCAGTATTACTCGTAAGTCTATTTCGCTAGAGGAAATGGAGAGCAGAGAAGGCAGAGACAGAGACAGAGACCAGTACGATGTAGACGATATGGTACAGTTTACGTCCGGCTTTATGTCTTTCTTTTCCGAGGAGCAAATCGACAGCGAAGAAAAATACAGAAAATTTGTTGAAATGCTTATCCCCAATACTAGTCTCCTCTTTGAAGTGATGAATAAATATATCACCGGCGAAATTACACTCGGAAATTACGTCGCCATCTTGCAGCCATTTATGATTTATGTGCGCGACCTTACCTTAAGTCAATACGAAGTTGTCGTTTCGTTTATATCCCAGCGCGTCGCCGAGTATAGAAAAAAAATAGTCAACTCGGCAAAAGAGTATGCTCCACTTTCTACCGCAAAGTATGCTGCAAAGTATGCCGGTTCGACTGCTTTGTATAACTTGTTGAAAGACTCTCGACAGGTTAATTTTGATACCGACATTCTCGAGATATATGGCATGTCTCCTGAAAACTACATGAATGTTCGCGATAAACAGGCAAATATACCAGGCGGTGACGCAGTGGGTGCGAGAGGTTCTGGTGCTGGTGCATCTGCGTCGGGTGGTTTAGAAAGCGACAAATTAGAGACCACTCATAAACGTCGCACGTATACTCCTAAAAAGAAATCAGGGGTTGGTGCTGGAGCTGGCAGTGTCGGTTCTCTTGATGCTGGCTCTATATTTCCGCCTATTTCGTTTTCGAATGAGGAAATTCTATATCGTCTTATTTGCGTGGATAATGCGCGACTATATATGAACACTCTTTCCATTATAAACGAGGATTTAATAACGCCATTTGATTTCGACCAACTATACGGGCAAGAAAAAGATAAGTTTGAACAAGATATGGAGTCAAACCATGGGGCAAATAAGTGTAAAAATTTCGTCCTTACTAAAAAATATATTGACAGGGATGAGCTTGAAGAGGACCAAGGCGAGGAAATATTTTACGACAAAAATTACGATTTCACGGATTATGCTTTTTTGAAAAAACACGAAAAAGATAGACCTGTATACTCGGGCGAAGACTTTGAAACGTTTTTGGTTTCCCGCTATATGAAAAAAACAAAACTCCCCATGCAGGATGCCAAGTCCGAAGTACGCGACATGTTGCGCGGGCAGAGAAATGTGCAAGATGGTCAGTACGCCGTCTTGGAAGTAACCGACGAAGAAGGTGACCGATTCGAATACTATATTCGCGCAAACCGTAAATGGCTTAAAGATGATACCATCCCTCCTACTGTCAGCATGTATGACACATCGTATTTTTGCAACGTTAAAAGTGATTGCTTCGCTCTTAATAAGAAATGCATGACACCCGAACTAGCACAGGATACCATGAAGGATGAAGTTATTAAACAAATGTACGACGAATTCGACTCTAATTTTCACCAAAGCCGCAAGCAAATTTTGGACACGGTTTATCGCAAATATAACTACTCGATTGACACCATCGATAAACTACAAAGTATTCGAAAATACAACACATATAAATATAATAATGCGCAATATTTGACCGGACTTGATAATGAAATTGACCCCACGGTTCGAGAGAAAGTATCACCCTATGCCCGCATTTTTGACCTCATTCTTGGACAAACCGATTACGTAAAACGCCAAAAAAATATTATGCGTTTTATTCAGAAGTTTGCTAGACCCGCCATCGAAGAAAGTACATCCATGACGCTTAGTGTCGAAGTCGAAAGCCCTTACTGGTTATATTGCAAGGACACAAATACCAAACTAGTGCCGTCTTTTTTCGAGACGATTGCGACGGTTTTTTTGAATCAGGGAGATATCCAGACGACGATTGATACGATATGCAAAGAACGAGGTTCGATTAGTGAAGATGGTGATGCTTGGACGGATAAATACAGTGGTTATGTCATAAAAAATATAGACTTGGATACGGAAGAGGGATACGATGCAGCGGGTTTTAAATTGCAAACGCGCGAAATCATGGAGAAGACGCTGGGTGAAACCTTGATACAGAGCTTACAAGACAAGAAGCTGCCGACATTTAAAAATCCCGACATGCAAATGATAAGCGGTATTATAACAACCATGACAAAATATATGGCAATCGATCTAGAGCCACAGCGAACATTTATTATCGAGCAAGTTATGAATGTGCTTTTATCAAAAATTCCATCCGAAGATGATTTTAATCGGAAAAAAGCGGCGGCGTCTGCATCGGGGTCAGCGTCTGTCGCATCTAGACAAACATATAAGGATTTTAAGTTAAGCACTATTTTACTGCTTACAATGTCGTTTTTGGTGGTTGTCATTCAGGTCAATATTCCTTCTGTAAAAACGCGCAAGACGTTTCCCGGATGTGTTCGTTCATTTGTAGGTTATCCTATTGACGGAGATGGCGATTTTTCTTCAATAAAATATATTGCATGTATTGCCATAAAGATAAAATCAGGTATCGAGCCGTGGAATACGCTAAAAGGGAAAAAAGAGGATGATATTGCTTCGAAAATAAAGGCATATGTTGAAAAAATCGTCGTAAAGATTCCTACAATCGAGACGAAAATATTGGAAAAACGCGAATATAATAACATACATATTGCAGAGGAGTTACCAGCGGAGCACGATATCAAAAATTGGATTAACTTTCTTCCGCCTCTTTCGAAACTAAAAATGTCGTCCCCTTCCCCGCTTAGTCCGAATTTTCAAAGTGACTTGTTGGAAGACTTCAAAAAAGGCTCCAGTAATCAGTTTGAAAAAATAGCAGTAATTCGTTCTAAGATTATTTTTTATTCGTTGGCGATTCAGGTGATGGTGCAGAAAGTCGTCGACAAAGAAAAGCTTATTCTTACAAATGGTGCGAATGAACCGGTTGTCGAGAATGCGTGTTGTAATGCGGATGGTTCTGTAAATACGATAAAATATTTTGTAGAACAAGAGCGTATTATCGATGACTATAATAAACAGGTCAATCTTTTGCGAAACGTGCTAGATGATATTATCGAAATCCAGAAGTCGTCGTCTTTCTATGACCCGGAAAATACGCGCACCAAGTATCCCGACATACCAGAGGGATTCGATGAGCAAACTATTTATATGGCATTTATTGTCTATTGTAAGTTCAATAGCGATATACCAATTCCTAATTCTATTCTGCATTTATGTCACGATAAACCGACGACTGAAACTTATAACCCTTCCGAGGAGTCGTTAAAGGTGAAAATAGATAAGTTGAAAAGTACGGGCGAGTATACATATACACCCGATGCATTACAGGCTTTGTTACAGATTGTAAATGGTGAACATACTATTCCGTTTGATTTTAATCCGACGGAGGTGTCATATATTCAGAGAATGCGCGATTTAATCAGCTCTTACCAGGAAAAACACTCGTCGGAAGTCCCGGATATACTACTGAAAAAGTTGACCGAGTTATTGGATACTTTCAATATCCAGATTAGTGAGGATACACCAGAGTTGAGAGAGTTGAAAAATTACTTATCGGAGAAGAACGCGGAGATGGTTGATGCTATATTAGAGTTTATATCGCAATATAAGTCGCTTGACCGAAAAACGACGAAACTATACAAGACGTTTTTATTGAATATAACGAATTTTAAACTTATCGGGGATAGTGTTCTCTGTCCGAAACGCGACACTTCCACCTATAAGGGTATGCAATTTGTCGTGAATGAAATGCGGAATTTGATACATGTTTTTCCGAATATTATATTGAATAGTGTAAATAATCAGAAAGTATCGGTACATAAGCATTGGGGTTTATCGAGGCAGCATATAATGGATATTCAGACGATAGTTAAGAAATACTATGCCGAAATTGACAAATATATGAAGGATAAAGAAAATAGTGTATTAGAGAGTGTTGTTACAGGTGTGATGAAAGAGACGAACGAGTGGTTTCAGTTTGCATTGAACACTCCATTATTTGCGAGGGTAGTAAAACGGGATGTGTCGAAAGTGCAGGGGCAGGGACAGGGGCAGGGTGACGCAATGGAGATGGACGTAGAGGAATTCGAGGAGGAAGAGATGGCGGAGGAAGGCGATACAGGGGGATTGTTATCTGGTTTATTTGGCAAAGCTGCGAGTAGTCGAGGCAGACCGTCTAGGAGAGAGGAGAGTACGAGAGAGGAGAGAGAAGAAGGACAGGCGGAGGCGCGTGGCTCTGCTAGACAATATAGGAAACGCGCTTCAGAGGAGGATAGCGGCGGAATGTATTCATTATTTAACGATGATTTGGTGCGGCGTTTATTTACGCATTATTTTCTGAATGTGGTGCTGAAATACGTAAAACTGGCGAAAACGGTTGTCGTCGTGGAGCAAGAGGCGCAGTTACCGGAGGAGGATGAATCCGCGCTAGTATCTGTTCTAGAAGCGCAAGACCAACAAAATGGTGTTGTCAGGGAGGTATCGATGGTTGCGCAAGAAGATGCGGAATTGAAGAATATGGTGGCAAACTTGCTTTTGGTGTTTTTTAAAATCATAATGGCGGATAAATCGGCAATAAACGTAAATAATAAAAGTATAAAGGAGGATATTACGCAGTCGAAGGATAAAGAGAAGGATATCATTACTAGGGAGTTTCGCGATATGCAGGTAGCCGAGCGCCAGGTTGAGAACTTGATGAAGAATCTTCGTCTGGGTGATTGGAATGTAGGTGCGACGAAGGGGTTGCGGTTTTATGTTCCCGAGACGTATGAACAAGAGCGCGAGCAGATGGAGAATGAATTTCGGCGCGATGAAGAGCAAGCGAAGATGGAGAAGAAGGCGCTAAAAAGGGACAAAGTTACTGTACGTATGCGTGACATATATGCAGCCGAAGAGGAGGAGCGTCAGCATCAGGATGCGGAAATAGAAGCTGATCTCGCCGATGAATTTAACTTACAGGGGGATGATGATGAGTATGGCGTAGAAGACGATGGTGCGTATAATCAGCGCGATACTGGTGAGGGGGATGATTAATGAATTATCATAATATGGGAAGTTACTTTAGAGAAATTATTATATATATTTATTTAAATATATATAATGTTATATAGTAATGTCTTTACCCACATCGATAAAAGCATTGAAACTCCGTGTTTATACAGGAGCGTCACCACCATTTGACACACTACCAGTATATGGTAGTTCGTGTGATATTACAGAAGACTCAGAGACTTTTGTATTATTCCAAGTTATGACCGAATTTGAGCAAACTATTACCTCGGCAACACTTGGTTATAATAGTGTTCAAATAACGAACACGAATTTAATTAACGAGTTTAATACTCGACCTATGGGAACTATTTTTAATGCGTCAATTGTTACAACATACAATTACAGTACTTTACCGTGCGGTAATACAATATCAACTGCTAGTCTTTCAAGTTTTATTCCACAAGATTACACCTACAATATACTCAAATGAATATTCATTCCCGCAAAACGCCGCTGCTCTACCACGGGTAGTCGTATGTTTTGCAACATTAATTAATTAATAATATTAATAATATTAATAATATTAATAATATTTTATAATATTTTATAATAGTATAAAGAAAATGTCTTCTTTTCCTCCGCCTATAGAGTCTCTGACGCTACGCGTTACCACAGGTGTATACCCTAATGTGCAACCATTTGAGCAAACCATTTCATCCGCCAATATGGGAAGCAACAGCGTTCAAATAACAAACAATAATGGATTGTTAACTGCGTTTAATACTCAACCACCAGGAACTATTTTTAATGCCTCGATTGTTACAACATACAATGAAGGTACCTTTACAACAGGCGACACATTATCAACTCTCAGTCTTTTAAATTTTGTTCCACGAAAGATAACAGCTAATTTATCTTTGGCTCCTTTACCAGAATTAAATACTTTATCTCCATCATTTTCTTTAAATGACTATATAACGAAAAATAGTCCTGCGCCATTATCTTTTTCTAGCAACAACACAAGTGTAGTAACTATTTCGTCATCTGGTTTAGTAACGATTCAAGGAGTAGGACAAGCAACTATAACAATTACCCAACCGGCCTCGACAGACGGAGTATATACTGCTGTTACATCTATTTCTAGAGTAGTTGATGTAATATCAGTTTTATCATGGTCGGATATTACAAAATCAGTAACAACAAGAGTATTTCCTTTAATAGGAGATTTAGCCCCATCTTCTAATGTACCGATATCTTATGGAAATATATGGAATTTGCTTGGTCAGGATATCGATGCGGAAAATATTGACGACATTAGTGCGAAGAGTGTTAGTTTATCTGTTGATGGAACCATTGTAGCTATTGGAGCTCCTGGTAATGATGGAAATGGTAGTAATAGCGGTCATGTTAGAGTGTATAAATATGACACAACTAAAACTAACGCTGTAACTGACCAGTCTTCACCTGATTATGGACCTATTGGATGGAGACGACTCGGTCAGGATATCGATGGTGAAAATATTGACGACATGAGTGGAAAGAGTGTTAGTTTATCTGCTGATGGAACCATTGTAGCTATAGGAGCAGATTATAATGATAATTCTAGAGGTCATGTTAGAGTGTATAAATATGATGCTACCAAAACTACTGCTGTAACTGACCAGTCTTCTCCAGATTTCGGACCTGTAGGATGGAGACGACTTGGTCATGATATCGATGGTGAAGGTATTGACTATAGTGGATATAGTGTTAGTTTATCAGCGGATGGAGCTATTGTAGCTATAGGAGCACCGGATAATGATAGTTATAGAGGTCATGTTAGAGTGTATAAATATGATGCAGCCAAAACTACTGCTGTAACTGACCAATCTTCACCTGATTTTGGACCTGTAGGATGGAGACGACTTGGACAGGATATCGATGGTGAAGATGCTTATGACAGTATCGGAACTAACGTTAGTTTATCTGCTGATGGAACTATCCTAGCTTTTGGAACACCTTATAATAATGGAAATGGTAATAATAGCGGTCATGTTAGAGTATATAAATATGATGTAACCAAAACTACTGCCATAACAGACCAGTCTTCACCAGATTATGGACCTGTTGGATGGAGACGCCTTGGTCAGGATATTGATAGTGAAGCTGCTAATGACCGTAGTGGATATAGTATTAGTTTATCCGCTGATGGAACCATTGTAGCTATTGGAGCAATTTTTAATAATGGAAATGGTAGTTATATAGGTCATGTTATAGTATATAAATATGATGTAACCAAGACTATTGCCATAACAGACCAATCATCATCAGATTATGGACCTGTTGGATGGAGACGTCTTGGTCAGGATATCGATGGTGAAACCAGTTATGACTATAGTGGATGGTCAGTAAGTCTTTCATCCGACGGAACCATTGTAGCTATAGGAGCACCATATAATGATGGAAATGGTAATAATAGCGGTCATGTTAGAGTGTATAAATATGATGCAACCAAAACTACCGCTGTAACTAACCAATCTTCACCCGATTTTGGACCTGTAGGATGGAGACGACTCGGTCAGGATATCGATGGTGAAGCTGCAAATGACAATAGTGGAACGAGTGTTAGTTTATCCGCTGATGGAACCATTGTAGCTATTGGAGCTTATGGAAATAGTAGTTATAGTGGTCATGTTAGAGTATATAAAATAGATAGTTTTGGTAATTTCACTTATACTAGTGATACTCCAGCTGTTGCCGATGTATTTGGTAATATTGTATTACTGCGTTCTACAGGAGAGACAACCTTAACGGTAATACAAAGTGCTGCAGGCGATAATCCATCTAGTACCGTTGATGCTACACTGACTGTATCACCACCTACGCTTGTGTTAGTCGCGAATTACTCATTTGATTCTGATGGAAACGATGCTTCTACAAACAATAATCATCTTACCAATAATAATACAGTAACATTTGATACTGTTAATTTTAGGCGAGGAACAGGTGCAGCGTTATTCGATGGCAGTAACTACTTTCAAATCGCCAATGATGGCAAATTTTCACCCGATAATTTTACGGTCGCGTGTTGGATAAAACCGGTAAGTAGTGCTGGAGACTATCAGTCAATTGCTACGTGTCGTACTGGATTTAGTCCGAATTTATCGGGATGGATGATTTATATTCACCCAGATAATAGTTTGCAATTTTGGACAGGTAATGGTTCGTCATGGTCTGGTCCTGATATACACTTGTATTCAGGTTTTGGGAATTTAAATGCATGGGTACACGTTGCGTTTACTTTTACCAAATCGACTGGCTCACTTGCTGTTTATATAAATGGTACTTTGACAACAACTGTTTCAAGGACGTATGTAAATAATACAATAAATAATTTACGTATTGGAGCAGGTGCTACTGAACAAAATGCTCAATTCTTTTTAAGAAATGGAACTCTTCTAGATGATTTCCGGTTTTATGAAGGCGCGCTTTCTGCTTCCCAAGTAAACGATATTTATTCGAATTAATTATATTTTCTTATTTTCTTATTTTCATATTTTCATATTTTCATATTTTCATATTTTCATATTTTCATATTTTCATATTTGGGAAATTATTTTATAATATTATAATATTTTATAATAGTATAAAGAAAATGTCTTTTCCTCCACCTATAGAGTCTCTGACGTTACTCGTTACCACAGGTGTATCTCCTAATGTGCAAACATTTGAGCAACCCATCTTATCAGCCGATACTGAAAGCAACAGCGTTCAAATAACAAACAATAATGGATTGTTAACTGCGTTTAATACTCAACCACCAGGAACTATTTTTAATGCCTCGATTCTTACAACATACAATGAAGGTACCTTTACAACAGGCGACACAATATCAACTCCCAGCCTTTTAAATTTTGTTCCCAACCCTTTGGTATTAAGCAACTTTGGACCATTTATTTACAATTATGTATCAGGAGGTTTTGGAACTTTTACATTACTACAACCGTCTTCAAATTCTAATAGTCCAGGCGCGTTTACATACTCGGTTGTTGGTAATACCGGTATAGTATCTGTATCTGCTAATGTAGCAACAATGCTTTCAGCAGGTTCAACAACAATAAGAGCAACACAAGCAGCTTCAGGAGGTTATACAAGCGCATATGTCGAGGCTAGCGTGACAGTTAACCCAATTGCTCCTACGTTTAGCAATGGCGGTGTTTTTACTATTCCATCTAAAAATTTTGGAGATGCTCCTTTTACACCTGCTTACCCCACTTCGAATAGCTCAGGTGCATTCACATATACCAGTAGTGTACCTTCCGTTGCTACCGTAAACTCATCATCCGGTGTTGTTACTATTGTATCAATCGGATCAACGACTATAAGGGCAACACAAGCAGCTGCAGGAGGTTATACAAGCGCATATGTCGAGGCTAGCGTAACTATTAACCCGATTGCTCCTACGTTTAGCAATAGCGGTGTTTTTACTATTGCGAATAGGGATTTCGGAGATGCTCCTTTTACGCCCACTTATCTCACTTCGAATAGCTCAGGTGCGTTTACATATACCAGTAGTGTTCCTTCCGTTGCTAGCGTGCACCCTACAACCGGTCTTGTTACTATTGTATCAATCGGTTCAACGACTATAACAGCAACACAGGCGGCAGCAGGAAATTATACAAGCGCATATGTCGAGGCTAGCGTAACTATTAACCCGATTGCTCCCACATTTAGCAATGGCGGTGTTTTTACTATTGCGAATAGGGATGTAGGAGATGCTCCTTTTACACCTGCTTATCTCACTTCGAATAGTTCGGGCGCGTTTACATATACTAGTAGCACCCCTTCCGTTGCTAGCGTGCACCCTACAACCGGTCTTGTTACTATTGTATCGGTCGGAACAACGACCATAACGGCAACACAAGCGGCTGCAGGAAATTATACAAGCGCGTATTTTGAGGATAGTTTCAATGTTATGACATGGGGTCAACGTGGACAAGATATTAATGGCGAAGCAGCAGGAGACTATAGTGGATGGTCGGTTAGTCTTTCATCCTCGGGAAATACGGTAGCTGTTGGAGCAATCTACAATGATGGAACAGGTACAAATTCTGGACATACACGTGTATATGATTGGGATACAGTTGCTACACCAAATAAGTGGACTAAACGCGGTTCAGATATAAATGGTGAAGCGGCGGGAGACTATAGTGGTATCTCAGTAAGTCTTTCATCAAATGGAAATATAGTAGCAATCGGAGCAGTCTACAATGACGGTGCGGATTCGAATGCTGGACACGTGCGTGTATATTATTGGGATACTGTTGCTACACCAAACAAGTGGACTAAACGCGGCTCAGATATAGATGGCGAATCAGCTGGAGACTTCAGTGGGGTTTCGGTTAGTCTTTCATCGGACGGAAATACTGTAGCAATCGGAGGACATTATAATGATGGCACAGGTTTAGACGCGGGTCATGCGCGTGTATATGATTGGAATAGTGTATCATGGACTAAACGCGGTTCAGATATCGATGGTGAAGCAGCAAATGACCAAAGTGGTGTTTCGGTAAGTATTTCATCAGATGGAAATACGGTAGCAATAGGAGCCCGTTACAATGACGGTGCTGGATTGGATGCTGGTCATGCGCGTGTATATGATTGGGGTACTGTATCTACACCAAATCAGTGGATACAGCGCGGGTCAGATATTAACGGCGAAGCAACAGGAGACTATAGTGGTGTTTCAGTAAGTCTTTCATCAGATGGAAATACAGTAGCAATCGGTGCTATCAATAATGATGCAAGTGGAAATCTTTTATCAAATGCTGGACATGCGCGTGTATATGATTGGGATACAGTAGCATGGACACAACGCGGACAAGATATCGATGGCGAAGCAGCATCTGACAATAGTGGATGGTCTGTAAGTCTTTCATCAGATGGAAATAGGATTGCAGTCGGAGCAATGTACAATGATGGTACCGGTTCGGATGCTGGACACGTGCGTGTGTATGAATGGAATACAACCTCATGGAGGCAGCTCGGGTTAGATATTGATGGTGAAGCAATCGGAGACAATAGTGGTCGATCGGTATCTCTTTCATCAGATGGAAATATATTAGCCGTTGGAGCAGTCTATAATGACGGAAATGGTACAAGTTCAGGACATGCACGCGTATTTAAGTATGAATAAAATACCTATAAATCTTTCATAAAACGCCCATAAATGTGCCCTCTTCGCACCCAATAAACAATATTCCTATTTTATCGTAACAAATATGAATATTCAAAACCAAATCCACCAAACCATTATGGTAACGATTCCCAAACTCCAAAATAACCTCCGCATAATCCCGCATGGCGCCGCTGCTATGAGACGGGAAGTCGTGTAGTTTCCAAGTATTTATACTAAAAAAAGAGAAATCCCAGTAAGAAAGGAGGATCCCCCGAAGAATGATGATGATGTATTAAAATTTCAAATCTAAAGCTGGATTTTCAAAAATGGACAAAAATAAATGTCCATTTCTGAAAAAGCCAACCTAGATTTAAAAAAAACGATGCATTCATCACTCAGAGCATAATGCTCTAAATCGCATTTTTAAGTTGAAAATTTTGTTACCATAACTTTTTTAAAATATATTCCCAAAAGGGTTTAGACATTTTTCTCCATATAGTATATACTAATGGATACTAACGAAAAAACCCCGAAAAAACCCAGTATTTTTTCTTGCGTCGCTTGTGACTATAACTCGCACCATAAGCATGATTATGCACGTCATCTTTTGACACTGAAACATGGAATACTAACAAATACTAACAAAAAAACCCAAAAAACCCAAGACGATAAATCGTTTAAATGTATGTGCGGCTCCTCATATAAGTTCGCTTCAAGTTTGTGTTTTCATAAGAAGACATGCAAGGTAACAAAAGAGGCAGATGCGCTGTCATCTGAAGACGATAAGTTGGTCTCGCATGGTGGAGTAGTAAGCAATGAAATGATAATGAAGCTTATCGAGCAGAATGGGAAACTGCAGGAGCAGCTTGTGAGCTTATCCAAGGAGAAGAATATTGTAAATAATATTGTAAATAATACGAATAATTTCAATTTGAACATATTTTTGAACGAGAAGTGCAAAGATGCTCTCAATATAAGCGACTTCATCCAATCTTTGAAGATAACATTGGACGACCTGATGTATACAAAGAATAAAGGGTTGGTGGAAGGTATTACAAATGTGATGATAAGAGGTCTTAGACAACTGGATGTATATAAGCGACCAATACATTGTACGGATACAAAACGCGAAACAATGTATATAAAAGATTGCGAGAAGTGGGAGAAAGACGATAACCATGATAAGATAAAGAATACGATTGTGAAGATTGCAAACAAGGAGCGCAACATGATAAGTGTATGGGTGGATGAGAATCCCGACTGGTTTGACACAGAGGCAACGCAGCTTGAGTACCTGACTATGGTGCGAAATGTTTGCGAGCCGATAGAAAACGATGAGAAGTGTGAGAAAAAAATAATTCGCAATATTAGTCGCGAGGTATTTTTAGACAAAGCGAACCATAAAATGGTTTAGAAAAGTTGCGAATTAGGGGTCCGCGCAAAAGAATGGCGATAAAATGGCGAAATATCTATAATAATTATATACTTATAATTTAGGATGTTTAACCAGTATATATCGCGAGAGGCATTAAGTATTATCGCCGTTTTTATTTTCCTTATTTTTTTCGGTATTATAAACGCATTTCGCCCTTCTATTATTTATAACAAAGACCTGAGTTTCCGTCGCTTTGGTATCGGGTATAAAAACAAAACCGTTATTCCTATTTGGCTGATGTCGATTGTGTTGGCTATATTGGTGTATGTTTTGGTGACTTATTTGTTCGAATATCGGGCTGTAGATTAGGATATATTTATTTTATTGGGTTATTATATATAGCGGAGTAGTATGAATAGTGAGAGTAGTGCGAGTCAAGAAGAGGGACCAGAACAGCCTTTATTATCCGAACAATATAAATTATCAGACCATCAACCATGTGCTAAATTTTTATTACGTAGTTCTTCTGAAGGTGTGTGGTACAGAGGAGAAATATATAAAAATGACAAAGAACAAGATGGTCAAACACTTAAGGAAAAGTTTTTACGAATTACCAGAATGCCAAGAGACAATTTTTCAAAATTTATTTCTTATAAGTTTAAATATAAATTAGATAGTAGTATAACTCGCACATTTTGTATAACTTTTAGACAACAACCCCGTAGAAAAAATTTTGTTCTAGGTGGATTTGATAACTCCTTTCATATTAGACTTTCATTAATAGAAGAAATAGAAGAAAAATCCGGCGATGAACCAAGTAAAATAAAATGTCAGGGAAGTGAATCTCTTATACTAGAACCTAAATTTTTTAAGAAAGACGGTATTGAAATACCCACTAAAGAAAATGCAAAATTTTCATCGATAACTTCCGGGCAAACTGAAGACCAAATAGCTGAAGTTGTAGGTATGGATGTATATAAAAAAACACCTAACAAATATAAAGTTTTTTTTGACACCCACATATTTAACTATATGCAAACATTAGGAGGTATTTTAGTAGACCATTGTAAACCGTCGAATGATAGTCCCGTCTCGTCTAGTGATGGTGGTGCTACTCGAAAAAGGAAGCGTTTAACGCGTAGACGTAAAAGTTTAGTAGGAAGAAAAGGCAAAAAGTCGTATAGAAAGAAGAAATATGGTAAAACAAAGAAGAGCAGAAAATTTAGGAGAAGCGTTAGAAGCCGAAGGTAAATGGTAAATAGTATGTGGTAACTCTAAAGGTAAATAATAATTGTAATTATTTGTGTTGTAAAACGATAACAAATAATTACAAACGATAAAATACGGTGTCTAGTTTAGTTTATAGTTGAATCCATCGGGTGTTAGCTTATCGATTGTTTTAGGAGCGGCGACAGTATTCTTGATGTAGCTGTTTACGGCTTTTTGTGCTACGCTTGCATTTAGGGAGCAAGGTTGGCTAATGATGTAGTTGTAGCTTCTTGATGTTGTGATGACACCGACGAGCATGTACCATACAAAGGTGCCTACAATGTCTTTAAGTTTCACCATATTTCTAAACTCTTGGTAAAGGTGTGATCCGGGAGGTGGGTTAGGGTTTGCGGGAGAATAAGGTAAAGGCGCAGGTCCGGCGCTTTTCACGAAGATGCCCCTACCGCTGGCAAAACTATTGTCCCATGTTTTGTTAAAGTCTTCGCGATTTGCGTAACTAAACTGGTTGATAAAAATCGATGGGTCGTTATATATACTATTGACAGCATTGATTATCTTCTTTTCGGGTGCAGCATTAAACTGCGGGGAAACGAGTAGACGTTTCATAAGGTCATGAAGACCCACAAGTTTCGCCATACCGTATCCAAACGTATTTGAAAAGGGTTCAACCCAGCCGGGGAAAATAGTGAGCAAAAGCTGAAGGAGACCGAAAATAAAGAGCATGGGGAAAACGGTGGATAAAATACCGACATTCATAGATTGTGAATTATTGCATATAGATTTAGCTAAAGCGGTATTTATAGAGATTTGAGTAGAAACAATGGCTATAATATAAATAATATTCAACATGGTAGACATGGAATTCGGTGTTTTATATTTAGCAACAAAGTAGAATAGTGTAATCAGAAAAAACGTGAAAACGGATGTAGAAGGATTTGGCGCATTTTTTGTTGAAATATTAAGAGGGTTACTTGTTGGAGTAACTTTTAAATCATTTTTTGGATTTTCGGTTGATGTGCTCATTTTATTGTTTATAATTACGTATGTGTATATATGTATTATGTATAATTTATTTTATAAAAATACTATTATAAAATAATAGATTACACACGAACAAAACCAATACTCCAAATAACTACGACAATGGAAAAACCAGTATTGACAGAACCGGGTGTTAAATACTTTATGAGCGAAGTATTAAAGACATGTAAAGATAAAAAAGCAGTATTTACAAATAATATATTTAATTTAGTATTATTTTTAATTTTTCTACTTATTATGGGAGGGTTTTTGTATTATAAGTACAGAGGGCGTCTAACGCCGGAAGAAAAAGATGCAAAATTTAGAGAACAAAAACAGGATGTATTGGCGAGACTAAATGCTCTAAATGTAAAAATAGAGAGCAGTAAAAGAGGAGTTGCAGGCATGATAACGGATTTACCTGTATGGGACGCACCGTCTTCTCAAGTTATCGTAAATCCATATATATAAAAGACATGATACGTTACAGATGCGAGAGATTAATCGAAATTCGTTACATAAATAAAAACTGTCTTACAAAATATATGCAATATCTGCAATATCTGCAAATATATGTTTAGATTTGTGAAATGAAAAAATATCTTCATTATATAGATAGAATGTCTAGACCACAAATGTCCGTTGACGATGCACTACACGAGTATTATAAATTAAAAGACCAGTATGATGGAAAGTTTGATGTTAAGAAGGGTTCGATATTATCAGATGAGACGCTTACAATGATACAGAAGCGTTCGCAGATAGCAAAATTAAAACGAGGGAGGAAGTGTGTTGTTTGCAAGCAAACGGGTGGCACAACGTTTACGAATACCGGGAGAACATTAAAAGCAGTGTGTGGTAGTGGTGCTACGCCTTGTGGTTTAAATATAGAGATAGCCAGGGGTAAAATAGAGAATATAGGCGAAATGATGGCAGCAACCTATAGTAAAATCGAGGGTATAAAGGAAAACATAATAAAATATAAACTGGATTTGTTGTTCAAGTACATAACGGATGAACAGCTTGTTCAGAAATTTGGGGAGTCTAAAAAGGAATTGGATACTTATTTAGAAAAGTACGACAAGTTGTATAACAAGTATATCGACATAACTATAAATCCTCAGAATATAGAGGAGTTGAAGAGAATGAATGCCGAGTTATATACGTATATAGGTCAGATAAAGGAGGTAATGAATGAGTTTAATACTACAGGAGAGAATGAAAAGGTAAGAGCAGTAGTGGACATATATTTGACGAATATTGTTCCCTTGACGAAGAAGATACGAGATGCGACATATGCGTATAACAGTATAGAATATGACGAGAATACGAAAGAGCATATATTGGTACAGAAAAAGTACACTGTTAAAAGCATGGAGGCGGAAATAGAACATCCGCAGGTAATTTCATTTACGAAATAGGAGGAGCAAAAAATAATAAATATAATAAAAATAATAACTATATATATATAATTCTTATAGGGTGTAAATGTCGAATACAGATATGAATACAGATACAAATACAGATACAAATACAAAGGATACCGACGATGATATGGTTTTGGATTATACATATAAAGATGTGAATTTAGCATATTCTCACGAGCCTATAGCGAAGCCTGTTGTAAGAGGTAGCCAGGGAGGCATGGTGGAAGAGATGAAGAGTGGCGGGGATAGTGGGGATAGCGAGGATGACAAAGACATGAGAAGTAACAGAGCGGTGAGAAACGCGGAAATTCCCGAGAAAGAAATAATAAATGAAAACTCTTCAAAAAATCCAATAGTTTTAAGCACAATGATGTGGATTTCCAATACTGTTTCTCTTTTGATTTTTTCAATAGTTGTCACATTGGTGGTAACAAAAGAGAGGAAATGGTTTTATATATTACTATCCGTATTTATAATTATGCTAGTTGCTCAGATAGTTAAAATCATTATGATGCGATATGATGCGGAGTTTCTATATAGACCTGGTATGTGTATTGGTAATAGAACGATATTAGACACATTTTTTCATGATAGTTTCATATTGAAAAGCACGTTTGATAAAATAGATAGAATCGAGTATTATAAAAGAGGATTTCCATCTATGCATATGACACTTGCTTCAAGTGTACTAGCATTAATGTATTTGTTTTTTCCAAAGTATAGAAAGGTAACTCTAATGACAGCTCCATTGTATCTCATACTCGTAGGATATTCTCGTATCTACTTGAGTTGTCATACATTATTACAAGTAATATGCGGTATAATATTTGGCGCATTAGGTGCGAAGGTAATGTGCAATGTTTTTGGATAGCGTGGCGCGGGTGGTGAGGGGATAATAAATATATAGAAACGATATAGAAACGTTTTAGTATATTTTATATAGACATCATATAAAATATGTGCGAAAGAAATCATGATGAGTGCTCTGGGTGTTGCTCGGATTGTGACTTTGATGAGTGGCTTGACTGTACGTTAGGCACGACGAGCGATGAGGAGGAGAAGGAGGAGCAGGAGGAGCAGGAGCAGGAGGAAGAAAAAGAGAAAAAAGAAAACTGTGGTCATTACATATCTGGATGTAAAATTGTTGCAAAATGTTGCGGTAGAGAATTCGGGTGTCGTATATGCCATGATTTTGAAATTTCGGATCATGAGATAAACCGATATGAAATAGAAGAAATTGTTTGTAATCATTGTAAGACGCGACAACCTGTGTCCAACACGTGCATAAATAAAGAATGCCGATTTTTCGTAGAAACGTTTGCTTCATACTATTGCGATATATGTCATTTGTATTCAGACAAACCGGCATCGGAAATTTACCACTGCGAAAAGTGTAAAATATGCCGAATGTGTGGTGTTGGGAATAAACCTAGTGATTTTTTTCACTGCGATAAATGCGGCGGATGTATCCATATCAACCTCGAAAAAACACACAAATGTGTACCGGATGCCTTTCGGAATGACTGTTGTATATGCTTAGATAATATATTTTTATCGAGAGAACCTACCTCGTTTTTACCCTGTGGACACGTAATACATAGTTCATGCTTGAGCTCATCGTTAAAACAGAATAAATATACATGCCCGTTATGTAGGAAAATGATGATACAGGGAAGCATGCTTGAAGTGATGATACAGCATTACGATAACATGATTACACTTTATCCATATGATGACGAAAATATAGAAACGGAAATCACGTGCAATGATTGCGATTTTAAAGGGAAAGTGAGTTTTCATCCAATAGGATTGAAATGTGGAGGGTGTGGAGGTTATAATACGCATAAGATACGATAAGACCATAACATGCAACCATGCACACATGATATACCAGAACATATATTATTAAAAATATATGCAAACTACATAAAAAATATTTTATATGTAGTGTATATTACAGCTACGAAAGTAAAATGTTTAAATTGTTAAATAGTGTATACACGTTATTATCATATTCGGGGAGATATATTAGTAGTCGACCCACTACATATGCGAGATGTAGTAATAATTTTCAACCCACGAGTTGTAATGCGTTTAGAAATCTAGAAACTAAAAACATAAACAGAAACATAAACATAAAGGGCGAAGAATCATTTATGTGCGAAATGACAAATAAACCTAAAAGAAAAGGGAATGAAGACTGTAAATGTGAAAAAACGTGTATACTAAAAAAATCGGAAACTCAACTCATTCATGATAGTTCAAATAAAATGAAATAAATATAAATGAAAATGAAATAAAATGAAATAAATACAAATAAATTAAAAAAAATGAAATAATAATCTAGTACAATAAATTTTATATATTTTATATATTTTATATATATATAATACGCGACACATAATACTTGACACATTTGACACATATGAAATACATATCAATACCGGTATTTATTTTAAGTTTCCTAATAGGGATGGTATACATTTATATGTCATCTCCTCCGACTAGGAGCATTTTAATATATCCTACTGTTGATAATAGTAGTAAATTTCAGTATATAGATAAAGCCGAAAACTGTTTTACATTTGAAGCAAATGAAAATAAGTGCCCATTTAATACAGGTCCATTAAAAACAATACCAATACAAGCGTGAAATCCAAGTTAGTATAAAGGTAAAGGTAATTATAAAGGCAAAATATCTAGATAAAATATCTAGATAAAATAACTAGATAATATAACTAGATAAAATATTTTATATTATAAATATATAGTATACATATATAATATAGAAAATATAAAATAGAAAATGAATATAAAGAAGTGGATACATTCTGAGACAAGTAAATATATAATATCGATAATTCTTGGATTAGGTTTATCAACATTGTTTAGAAAAGAATGTTATGGCGATAATTGTATTGAATTTACATCGCCGCCGATACAAGAACTTGAAAAAGAAATGTATTTATACGGTAAAAAGTGCTATACATATAAGAGTAATTCGGAACATTGTGATTCTCAAAAAAAATCTGTAAGATTTGCGTAGTAAATGAAATCTATCATTCTTTATAGAATATATTAAGAGAATAAATGTCCGATACGACGAGCATCGACGATCTTCCAACCGACCCAAGTTCAGGGAATCAAAATAATATAGTAATTCAAAAAATGGAAATGAATAACGGTATGAGAGGTGGTGGCGGAATGGGTGGAATGGGTGGAATGGGAGAAGGCACTATGATGAATAACCAGGTTATGCCACCTGCACAAGTATATTCACCTAGTGTTGCGGGTGTAAATATGATGGGCGGTGGTATGGGCGGTGGTATGGGTATGCAGCAGCCGCAGTATCCACAACAGCAACAGCAGCAACAACCACAACAACAAAATGTTATGAATGAACTAGTAAACGGACTGCAAAGAGCGAGTGCTTCAGGATTGACAAATTTGCCCTCACGGGATATACCCATGAATACAGCGGGTATGATGAATGATGCGCAAGTAAAGCCCAACTATGTTCCTAATAATTATAGAAAAGAAAACGATGATTATATTGAAGAACACGACGAAGAAGAAGCAACGAATGAAGAAAGATATACCAATCATGTAGCAAATGTAGACTCGATGGAAAATATATATAAGTTAATACAAGTACCTCTATTGGTGGGTATACTTTATTTCGCATTTCAGTTGCCCGTTTTTAGAAAGTACATGTTAAAATATATACCATCCGTATTTAGCACAGATGGTAACTATAATATACGCGGGCTCGTTTTTGTCAGTTCTTTATTTGGTGCAGGATATTTTGGACTGACAAGAATATTAGATACCGTCGCTGTATGAGACGTATGAGGCTCGTGAGATTCATGAAAATACAATAATAAATATCATTTTTTATTGTATACTTGTTAGTATGTTACATCTTATTTACTGTATAGTTTTTCATCTGTTACATTTGTAGCCATATTAGAAGGAGTAAATTCGTTTTGAATAATTAGTAAATCTTCATTTGAAATATTATTTTTATTATTATTATTCTTATTATTCTTATTTATTTTTTTAGTAGCATTTTTATTTTTTTTCCTATTCATTAATACGCGCGATAAATAACCTGTAGAACGTGTAGAACGTGTAGAACGTGTAGAACGTGTAGAACGCATTGACCGCGACGGCGACCGCGACATTTTTATATTCAATGGACGCTTATTCCCCACACTAGGCGCCTTATCCATTTTTTCTAGTTCGGCGATAACCGCTTTAGATGTAATCGCCTTTGCTTCTAATGCCAATTTTGCTTCATTTATCAAGTCTTCTTTCGTTTTCTTTACTTTAGAAATAGGCTTATTATTTTTATTCAACTCTGGATTATACCGCAAAAACCATTTGTTATACTCATTCGTATTCTTTTTAGTTTTAAGTTTTTTAAACTGTTTTGATTTCTCTGTTCGAATATCCTCTAGCGTCTTTTGCTTACCATAGCATGTTATACTAAAACGACGCAACAGTCCCTGCATTTTAAGACGATTCTTCTGTTGTATTTTGAATAAATATTCACACAAACAAAGAGTTCGTCGGGGGTTATAATATGGGCGATTGGCATATAGAAATAGTAAATAAAAACTCATCATCGTGTCAATTGTAGCAACGCGAAATATTCTACCATCTAGCTTGATAGTGTTATAACTATGACACGCCAGCGGTTTATAAATATAAGCAACGGCTTGAGACCCGACTTTAATTTCATAGTGTGTAGATAAATACTCCGGAATAGACGGTTTTGTTTGAATGCTAACGCTAAGTACTCCTTTTTTTTCCAGCTCTTCTTTTATTTTTTTCGCGGTTTTTTCGGGTGTATTGGACAACAAATCAAATTCCGGTATTTCATTTAAATACATTTTTTCGCGATTTTTTAAGTAACGCGAGTAAAGCGCATTAGCATAACCGCCGATGTAAACCAAACTGTCACTTGATACGATATCCTTGATAACATTTTGTATGACTTCTTTTTGGTAATAGTACTGCTTTGTTTTTGAACGCGCAGATAAAGAATGACGAAATGTTTCCGGGTCACACTTTTCCGCCTTGAGTGGATAATTTTTATTAAGAAGATTTAAACGCTTTAACACTTTTTCCCAACGTGTGATATCGCCACCCGGGCGAGACAATTCTAAATACATTGCCATTCTTAAAAAATTAGGCGGAGAATAATGAATACCGTCCTTTATAACAGCATTTTTTTTAAGACTACTAAACAGTTTACTGTCTAGTTGCGTAATATCGGCAATCTGAAAAAAATTGACGAATACTTTATACGTACCATAGTGAACGCCCGCCTTTGCTTCTACGTCGGAGAATCCCTGATTAAAGTAAATATCCGCCAAAGCCTTTGCATCATTCATTGCGTTTGGCGAGAAGAAATCGTAATCGGGTATTTCTAAATCGCGGTTATAAAACTGGTCAATGGGGGGAAGAATATTATTAATCGCTGTTCCGCCATAACAAACAAGATTTTTATCGCGAATAAACTTCTCAAGTACGGTAATTATATCTTTCATTACCGGATTCTTTGCAATACGCTCGCCACGCTTTTTCGCTTCAATATTTATCGCATTTTTTAGCAACTCTAACTCGCGGTTTTCATAATATAACACGTTTAAGGGGTTATTCGCATTATTTGCATTATTTTGATTATTTTTGGAATTATCTGTTGTATTCATGATATAGGTAAAATAATATGGTATATGGTATATATTATTATATTATTAGGATATAATAAAATAGGATAGTTACAGTGAACTAAATAATGTATAAGCAAGTTGCTTAATAAAGTTGCTTAATAAAGTTGCTTAATAAAGTAAATCGCACTTTATGCGGGATTATGCGCTAATCTTGATATTGCCAGGACCAGCGATTTCTTTCGCGGCAAAACTCATGTAGCTTGGCAGAGGTTTAGGTTTATCAATAAATACAGGAACATGTATAAGTTCGTTCGGTTTTGGAACAAACGCACTTTCTCTCTTTTCAAATAATTCGTTATAGGTAAGCAAATTCTGGTCGACATTTTGAAAACTCATAGCCATAAGCTGGCATCCAACGGCTTGCGGAACCGTCGAAACGTAGTTCGCATTGGATACAGATAAGTCAGGCAAAACAAGTGTAATATTTTCTTTGTTAAAGTTGGTAATTGTTTCGAGGTCATTTGAATTTTTAATATCCATAAATCGTTTTGAGTGAATAAAAACGGAGTTGGTAGTAACGTTTGTAAGTTCCCACATGTTTTTCGACTGGTACAAGATGGGCATTGTATTCGCCGAGTTACTTTTCTCGACCATAATTAGAACTCTTCCTATAAAGTCTCTAATAGGGCGTTTCGTGATATTTGTTCCATTCCCTTCACGCATAAACTCGATGGGCAATAATTTATCACCCAAATTTTCAGCAATTTCACTTGCCATTATGTTAAGAATGTTTACATTGTTCGTCTTTATACGGAAATGCAGGAGCAGGGGGTCTCTCGGGTTAGGACATATACCCGCCGTTTCCGAAAACGCAATATTATTCAACTCTTTTAGAACTTGCGAAACAGGTAGACTATTGTAACTCTGTTTTACGCCAATTAAGTCAATCGATGAAACGCCTACACACGGAATATTATCTATGCAAAATATTTCAAAGTCTAGACAACGTGCGCCCTGCTTGATAGCGTTTTGTAGAGCACACATACTAACATAGTCGCTTTTGAATTGACCAGATGCGCAACAGTTGTATGCCGTTTTAATATAAAAATCTCGCAGATTTTTTCCTGCATAGTCAGGCGAGCTAGATGTGGTCCAACTTGAATTTATTTTCGTAGGAGTCGATTTTTTATTGACTTCGGTAATAATATCACAATTTGTTTTTCCTAAATTAATTTTTGTAGTAAGATAGGTAATAAGCCATAGCAATACGACGATAACAAATGCCATACCGAACCAATGAATTGCCATAGGAGTAACTTGTGAAGTTAGTGCACTGCGTATAGCAGCAGTAGAAGGCAAGAAGTTAATATTAATACCTCCACCGCCGGGTGTAGGGGCTGGTGGTCCTGGTGGTCCTGGTGCTGACATACTTTTAATATTAATATATACTATTATATAATGATATTAATTATATAATGATATTAATTATATATATAAAAAAACTTGTTAAAAATTATTAATATGTTAAATATATATAATAATATATAATAATATATAACAACATATAAACAAAAGAATGACAGGGGGATTACTAAATATTGTCTCATATGGAAATCAAAATGTCATATTAAATGGAAACCCTAAGAAAACATTTTTTAAAGCAACATATTCAAAGTATACAAATTTCGGGTTGCAAAAATTTAGAATCGATTTTACGGGGCAACGGTCTTTGCGACTAACAACAGACTCGACGTTTACATTTTATGTTCCAAGGTATGCGGATCTTTTAATGGACACATATGTTGTGGTTACTCTGCCGACAATATGGAGCCCGATATATCCACCAAATCCCACATGTGGTGTGAAAGACTGGGCGCCATACGAGTTTCGATGGATTGAGAATTTAGGAACACAGATGATAAAAGAGATACGCATATCGGTTGGAGGACAAACATTGCAAGTATTGACGGGGAAATATTTATTGGCATTAGTTCAGCGCGATTTTTCGGGAGCAAAGAAGTCACTCTACGATGACATGACGGGAAATACCGCTGAATTGAATGACCCGGGAAATTCGAATAGTAGAATAAATATGTACCCGAATGCGTATTATACTAATTTGCCTCAAGGTTCCGAGCCGTCTATTCGAAGTCGTCGTTTATATATACCCATAAATGCCTGGTTTACGCTTTCAAGCAAAATGGCGTTTCCACTAATTGCGCTTCAATACAATCAGCTACAGATAGACGTAACGATGCGACCTATCAATGATTTATATACGATTCGCGATGTCATGGACCCCGCAAATAGCTATCCAACGGTTCGCCCTAATTATACAAACGAGTATATGCAATTGTACCGTTTTCTTCAATCGCCGCCAAGTGTCAGTCTTGCTGCAACTGATTATAATAATAATGCGCAATCGGAGTGGAATGCCGATATACACTTAATTAGCACGTATGCGTTTTTGTCGAATGATGAAGCGAAGACATTTGCGGCAAATGAACAAAAATATCTAATCAAGTCGGCGTATGAATGGAATTTCGATAATGTTACCGGGTCGCACCGCGTATGGCTAGAAAACACGCTGGGGATGGTAAGTAGCTGGATGTTCTTTTTTCAGCGAAGTGATATTAATTTGCGAAACCAGTGGAGCAACTATTCGAACTGGCCATATAACTACTTGCCTGTGAATATCATTCCCGCACCGGTTACACCTGCTACACAGTATGGTGGAATATATGGGGGTACAACTGTATCATGTAATGCTGTTCCTATAGGACCAGGTTATAGTACATTAACGCAAAATATTAGCGGGCTTTTTGTTACACAACCTTTTAGTGCAAATAATCAACGTGGTATATTATTGAATATGGCTATCTTGTTAGACGGAAAGTATCGCGAGAATGCACTAGATGTGGGCGTTTATAACTTTGTAGAGAAATATGTGCGAACGCAAAGTAATGCACCCACTGGTTTATATTGTTATAATTTTTGTCTAGATACCGACCCGTTTAACTTCCAACCTACTGGAGCGCTTAATACGAGTAAATTTTCGAATGTTCAATTCGAGTTCACGACGTTTTATCCGCCGCTGGACCCTAGTGCGAATTTTCTAACAATTTGCGACCCATTAACAAGAATACCCATCGGTGTAAACAAACCGACGTGGCGCATATACGACTATAACTATAACTTGGTTGTATTGGAAGAAAGATACAATGTCGTAACATTTATGTCTGGGAATGCAGGTCTCATGTATGCACGTTAAAGCATATGGTGTTCGTCGTTTGGTGTTAAATGTAATAAAATAATATTACATTTAATGAAACAATATTACATTTAATGAAACAATATTAAATTTAATAATATGAAATGTAGTAGTACTGAACAACGCAATCCTATGGTTATTTTTTTGAGGATTCCGCGTATAGTTATAAATTATCTAAGAATAAAATTGATATATAAAAATTCATATGTAAATACAAAATATGCAGATACACATACTATCACGCCAAAAGAAATGAACGAAAAAGGTTCAAGGTGTTCCGTTAGCGGAAAAAAATACGAATTAGCGGTTTACAATATAGTTAAAAGAACCAAACTGAACGGTATTGAATTCAATACGCAAATAGAAACCGAGCTCGGTGGCTGCAGTTCTAAAAACGATATAGAATGTAATATGAAGGAAGCTATGGCGAGAGATGTCTCAGTTGAAATAAAAAAATTAAAAACGCCTGATTGGATGCAGTGTTGTTTGAAATATGACGAGATAAATAAAAAGTGGATAGGAAGTAAAAGAAATAAAATACCGGATGATTCGAAAACCGTATTTGAAGACCTTATTTCAACCCTTACACTATTCAATGGGAAAATTCCTCCTTTTATGTTAAAAGACATAACACACGAAGAATGGGTAAAGATAAAACGCGAAACAACCGATTTCAATGACGTATACATCGACTGTCCGAGCGATACAATAATGAAATTATATGGGAAAAAGGGGTGTTCGTATATACAAATATCAGATAAAGGTTTGTATCATTTGGGGGATGATATATGCGACTTCAAAGTTCCCGCATTTGTCTGCGAGCAGCAGTTACGCGTAAGAACTAAAATACACAAAAGGAAAAACAAAAATGGATTTTGCGATTTATCGGTCACTGTTGCGTGTCAGCCGAAAAATATTAATAATTTGGTAAGTAGCGAATTTAGCCTGGATAACCGAATGAAACTACCGACTAATTTAGTCTATGATGAAAGTAGCAGCGAATTGGTAGTGGCGTCTGCTATTTTGAAATAATAATAATTTCGGAGGATTCCTTCGATGTGTTCATTCCGTAGCTCCAGTTTACGTCTAGTATTATATAGTCTTTATACAAATTTCGAATATATTCGCAGTTATTATATGTGACAACCCAGTTTTTCTTTGTATGTAGTACATCAAATAACAACTTATGGTCAAAATTCTCGTGCATGTCGCCATTACTTCCATATAGTTTTGACTTACTTTCCAAATAGTATGGCGGGTCTAAAAACAGCAGCGTTTTGCTAGTGGTGGCGGCGGCGCCAGGAGCAGGCAAACCATCTATAAAATCGCGAAAATCCTTATTGTAAATTTCAATACGCGTAAAATCGAGCGACTCTATTCTATTTATGGATGACGGTGTAAATCTTTTAACGCTCGACTCTTCCGAAAACCCGCCCGACAAGGTCGACCCACTAAACGAGCATCTATTTATAACGAAATATTGCACAGATTGCTGTAATACGTCGTCGTTCAACTCCATAATTGTACCCCTATAAGCCGCAAATTGTTCTTTTGAAACCGATTTTATCTTTCGTAACTCTTCACATAGAATAGTTTTATTTGACTTTACTTGTTTCCAGAAATTATATAGTGGAGTGAACTTGTCGTTTACGATTAACGCGACGGCATATTTATTCTGTAGATAAAACTCGAACGACCCTCCACCGAAAAACGGGGAAACAACCGTGTCAAAATGGCTCATATCAAAATGCTGTGAAATGGCGGTGTCGATAATTTTACATGCTCGTGTTTTTCCACCTGGATATCTAAGTGGGGATACATTTGTTGTTGTATGCAAATTAAGCATGTTTAGTATGTATATGTAATATGTAATATGTATATGTTAATTATACTTATTTCTTTGAATCAATTTTTTATAATAAACAAGTGTTCAACTGTTGCGAAACTTGAACAAATGTAGTACATAGTGGCATATTTGTAATACATGTAATACATGCAGTATTTATATGTTTGGGAATACAATCCTGTGATTTTAGGGATTTGCAATATATTAATATGTTACCGTATATTTAAAATGTTACTGTATATTTTAAATCTTATAATATATTAATATATTATACATATTATACATATTATACATATTTATACCAAAAATGTCATTAAAAACACAATTACAACAATTAATGGGAGGAACATCAGATATTAAAGAAGAATTTTCATTACCAGGTATGGGTGAGATATATAGTAAAAATGCAGAAAAAGATGAAGATGAGGCAGCAGCACCGGCAGCAGCAAAACCGGCAGCAGCAAAACCGGCAGCAGCGGCACCAACAGCAGCAGCGCCAGGTAGTAATGTCATTGGCGCGACCCATGGTACAACACAACAATCATCGAATACGAGTGCATTAATGGCTGAAACACAAACTTTAACCACAAACAAGATACTTGTCTTTGTTATACACGTTATATTTGCAATAATTATTGCTTACATTTGGGGTATTTTAGGGTCAAATGCTCTTTTTTTAATGACACGCTCACGTAATGAAAAAGAATATATTCTTCCGACATATCGTTATGGTCCACCATACTGTATAACCGAAAACAAAAATGCGAGCTATTTTAGTTACGGTTTTCCGTACAACTTACTCCCTCGTATATGTACGAATAACAATGTCGCCGACGTGATAAATACGGAAAAGGAAAATATATATTTAATGAACGAAGTGGAAGAAGGTGGTGTCGGGAATGGTGTATCTCAAGCGCTATTTAACTATTTATTCAATGCTGTATACGGAGGTCTAGGACAAGGCGCGCGATCATTTGCACAAGCATTTTTGAATTTATTTGATACAGTAGACAGTGGAAAAGGAGATAATGAGAATTCATGGGATAATATGCAGGTAGCCGGCGGAAGAAAATTATTAATATTTTTACTTTTCCCATTGATAGCCCTTTATCTTATACCAATTTTCGGAGTTATCGCGGGAGTATTGAGTCTCGTATTCGGTATAATAAGTGACCACCCTTTTTGGGGGCTTATTTTCACGCTGTTATTTGGTATATTTATCGCATTCGGAACTGGTATCTGGATGGCAATACAAACAGTTTATATATTCTTTTTATATCCATGTTTGAATATTCGGAACAAAGAAGACTATGATAAAATATTCAACAATATAAGACCATATATGCTTTTTGTATTTTATATTCTTATTGCGCTATATGCTTTTCAAGATTTAGGAAATAGTGGTGGCGCAGGCATAATATTTTTCATCATAGTTGCTTATTTTACTGGGAATGCCGGATAAAATACGGGGTAATGATAAATACTTATTAAACTATGTTAAATATATGTTTATATATTATATATATACGCATATATTGAGATATTTAGACATCGACGTTTTCATTATACAACAACAATGTCAAAAAGTAAAAGCAAAATCAACAATAACAACAACAACAACAACAACAACGGCGAACTTCCCTTCGTAAGTGTGTGTACACCTACATTTAATAGGCGCCCATTTATTGGGATGATGATAAAGTGTTTTGATAGCCAAGATTATCCTAAAGATAAAATGGAGTGGGTTATTGTCGATGATGGAAGCGACCCTATAGAGGATATGGTGAAGTCGCACCCTAACGTGAAATATTTTAAGTATGACGAGAAGATGACGCTTGGGAAAAAGCGAAACATTATGCATAAAAGGTCGTGTGGTGATATCATTGTATATATGGACGACGATGACTATTATCCCCCGGAACGCGTCTCGCATGCTGTGGAGCGTCTTATGGGGAATCCAACCGCTTTGTGTGCTGGTTCGAGTGAAATGTACATTTATTTTAAAGATAATAAAGACAAATGCAAGATGGTGCAGTTTGGACCCTATGGACCGGACCATGCAACGGCGGGAACATTTGCATTTAAACGTAAGTTGCTAAAAGAAACGAAATATAATGACGAAGCGTGCTTGGCGGAAGAACGCGAATTCTTGAAGAACTATACTGTGCCATTTGTGCAACTCGACCCGTTAAAAACAATTTTGGTATTTTCTCATTCGCATAATACGTTTGATAAGAGAACGCTACTGGTAAATATGGCTGGAAATCAGTATATAAAGTATAGCAATAAGAGAGTGGAAGATTTTATAAAGGACAAAGAGACGATAAAATTTTTTGTAGAGGATGTGGAGGAAAAGTTACGAGAATATGAACCGGGGAATATAAATATGAAACCTGATGTATTGAAACAGATGAAAGAGTTGGGGGAGAAAAGAAAAAAGATGGAGAAAAAAATGATGGAAGAAAGAGAGAGGAATATGATTTTTTTGAATGAGAATACGGTGACGAATGCGGGGGCGAATAAGGGGGCAGGAGGGTCTACAATCGTTCTTCAAGAAGAGGGGAAACCTCCGCGGGAGTTGAACCATCACCAAGTGGTTGAAATGATGACGTCGCAACAAAAACAGCTTGCTCAAATGGGGCAGCTGAAAGAATTATATGGAAATAGTATGCGCGAAAATGTGAGACTAAAGGAAATCATCGAAACGCAGCAGAAGATTTTAGATGATAAAAATGTATATATTAGTGAGCTGGAAACGAAAATATCGGAAAGTAGAGAGGTCATCGTAGTAGATGTCGGAAAATAATGATTTTACTTGATTAACTTCATTATCCGCAAATAATATTTTATAAAACCGCTTAAAGAAACAACTATAATTATAGTATCAATAAACATTATAGTTTACGTACCTTCACCAGAATAAATAAAATGGTAAAAGATTTGGATAACACTTACAATCATGATGCAAATGATGCAGTCGAGTCGTGTGACGGAGAAGAAACGCGCTCAAGAAACAGTCGGGATAAGAGACCTAGTCGAAAGTCTTTTCCTTCAAATGTACAGGGGCGTTTTATTGTGAATGCTGTTACGGGGGTTGCATATCCTTGGAGAGTAGGTTCAGTTTATGAGGATTTGCTTTGGAAAGTGTGTGACGCGAGTGGGCGACGTGGAAAACTGGACCCTGATTTCTACTTTTATGATTCGCCTAAACAGGCAATCGACCATAGGCGTTACAGACAGGATGCTTTTTCGGAAGAGTCATTGAGGTGGTGGAAAGAACGTGTTGCAAAGACGACGAGAATGTTAAAGGAGGAAGAGGAATAGGAATAGGAATAGGTAGGGTAGAGTGGAGCAATGCTAAATAATATTTTTTGCATATTTTTTTTGCATACTTTTTCATAAATATAACATATTTTTGTATATGTTATATTTCACAAGTCTCGTTATCATGTTGCATTATTCAATCCATCGGTAGGGTCCATCACCTTTCACAACAATTTCATTTTTATAGGGTTCGGCATTGACATCACCGCGCTTACCAATCGCCACCCAACTAAATTTACCATTTTCGCCATATACGGTAAATGAACCGGTGTCGTCAACCTCGGAAGCATTATACAGTTTAAGTTTTCCGTCGTATATACCAGTTACAGTGACAGTGAAATCGTATGCCCATCCGGGAATATAGTCCGGTAAGTTTATAGCGACGGATGCGTCGTTTGTGATTTCGGATTTCCCACGATAGTAAACACCTATTTCAGGACCTTCTAAACAAGTGTGGACTAAATATTTGTCGTTATCTTTGGGATGGTTGATAATAAATGTCTTACCTTGCTCAAAGTACCATGCATTTGTAACATTATTAAATTTTACAACAGCGCCGGTAGCACCCGTGACTCCAGTTATTAAAACAGGTGTTATAGTTGGACCTGTAGCGCCTCTTAGTCCCGCGGCACCAGTAGGTCCAATAGGACCTGGAAGAAGATCTTTGCAGCAGTTTCTAGAATTTAAGTATGAGTTATATGAACCGAAAAATTGTTGCGACATATCTGTGTGTATATCTATATATAAATGAATATATATTAATGAATATAATATTATTTTAAGTATAAAATAATTTTAGGTATAGTATTATTTTAGGTATAGTATTATTTTAGGTATAGTATTATTTTAGGTATATAATATTTCCATTACGTGGTGTCGTCGTCGCTATCTGGTAATTTATCATCATCATTTGTAACCCCAAGTGTTTTTTGCGTATATTTATCTAAATATCGATATATTCGGTTAATATCTAACTTGGTGATTTCATAATTTTCAAGCATATTGTATATCTCATCTTCACTATGCTGTGTTTTAATGTGCATAAAAAAGGAAAACATGTCTTTCTGGTCCATCGACAGCTGCTGGCAAAGCGTCTTAATAAAAAGCGAGTTATTATACTCGGTGCTATACTTTGTCAACACTTTTGTAAACCTCACTTCCACCGGATTAAATTTCGGTTTTTTTATAAACTGTTCATGATACAATTTATTGTTATAAAACGTCTTAATAAGAGAACTCATCTCGTTGAATTGCCACGCCTGGTTCTGAAACGTGATTCTGTCGATATAGTCGGCGAAACAAATATTGTCCAGTACCGTCTGGTAAAAAGGAATAGAAACATCCTTTTTATACTTTGCCAATACGTCGATGATATTTTCGTGCCATAGAAGCGCTACGGTTGTTCTGTCCGTCTCATTCATCAGCACCTTATGCTGCTCTATCGGATAACTATTGTTTATCAAATGCTGTGTCAACTTTTTGCTGTCGTCGTTATAGCTTTTCGGCTGAAATATCGTCTCTATAATATCGTTCTGCAGAATATTATTCTCTTTCACCGCCATCTGATGAATTGAGACTAGTTTCCTCAAATCTCCCTGAATAAATAGTATAATGTTGTCGTTTAATAGTTTGTCGAATTTCAAATTCATCGATAAGAGAAGAGACGATATTTGCTCATTTGACGGGGTTTTTAGTTCGAATGTATGACAGACTTTCATGAGCTCTTTTATCTTCTTATTCATTTGGTAGTTTCCGATACATATAATCGGATTAAACGATACCTCTTCCACTTTCTGCTTCTTCGTTTTCTTGGGACGTATCAACTTTATGAGCGAATTTATTCCACTTTTGTCGCCATTATTCATCGCGTCGATTTCATCCATGACTATCACTATTTTCTTCACCTTTTTTTCGAACATTGACATTATATTTTTATCGGACATATTGTGCTTTGTTATCGTGTCGATGATGGACTTGTTGCGAATATCGCCGGCATCATATTTGATAATGTCGTAGTTTTGTTCGCGCAGAAGATTTACGACAAACTCTGTTTTACCCGAGCCGGGATTGCCGTAGATATATATTCCTCTTTTTAATGTGATGTCGGTCTTGTTCTCCTGGAATCCGTCGAGAATTATTTTAATCTTTTTATATGCTTGGTCTCTTCCAAGAATAGAATTGATATTTAAATTATTCATTTTCTATTGTATGTATGTTATATAATAACTATTTTATCTTTCTTTATTAAAATATTATAATTGTTTCTATGTCGATTTTATGAATGTATTTTATTTTTTTGGGATTTTTATTTTTATTGTCATTCCGGGAATGAATTCCGTTACTTGGGTTGAACAGTAAACACCTTACCGAGTAACCAGAAAATAGATTTCGGGGCTTCTTCCTTGTAGTTGTTTATGAGAGAGTCGTCATTCGTAATACCGTCCCATGTAATTCTATTTTTAATTGCATACTCGTATTTATTCATTCTTGTAGGCAGTTGATAACTGAAAAAACCGAAGGGGCTCGCATATTCGGCGTTCTTTTTATCCGGTTTACATCGAACGTGACCATCTTCGCTCTTAGATAACTTCCAGTAATCGGGGCATTCGCTTACCATAGGAGCCCATATTTGTTTTTTATTATTTGCGCGGATTATGATAATGACAAAGACGGGTATTAATGCTAAAAATACAAAAACGGCGGTTAATACTGCCATTTTTCTAAAACTTAGAGTGACATTTATATTTGTTGAAGATGCGTCCATTTATGTTTGTATAGTGAGTGGTGGTTGTTTATTATACGTATATATAAATATATATAATAAATAAATAAGATTTTAATTCGGGGGGGCTTAATGCTTCAATGTTTTATTGTGCCTGTAATAGTTATAATAATTGGTCTTTGTTTTCTTATTGTAATTTGATTTATGGTTATTGGACTTTGACTTCGACTTGGACTTACCCTTTTTATTCTTTAATGTTTTATTATTTCGCTTGGAGTTAGGTTTGGATTTTGTTAATCTTTTATTTTTTTTGGTTTTATTCTTGTTATTCTTTTTGTTGTTGTTTTTGTTGTTTTTGTTATTTTTCTTGTTATTTTTATTTTTATTTATGATGTATTTGCTTACAAACTTTTTATAGTTTTTACGGTACTTTGTGTTGTGCTTAGGGTTGGAAATGCGGTTGTTTTTTCCGCCTACGCCTGCGGTTTGTGAACGTGTAAGTTGGTTAGTTTCGTTAATTTCATTTAAACTTAATGCATGAAGTCGTTCAGTATCTATACCTGTTTTCATAACTTTCGGCACGCGCGATAACCCATTAATAATAATTTCTACTTCTGTATCTATATCAGCATCGCTTAGATTTTGGTTTTCTGCTTCAAATGCTAGTCTATCCACCAAATCTCCAATTTCTTGTAAGCTAAGTCTGTTATCATTTAAAAATTCCAATGATTCTCCATCGATGAATTTTTTTATTGTTATTAGAGTATAAAGACCTTCAAATCCTTTTGGATATGAAATACTCCACCTTTCATCACTATAAGACATACTAACTACAAACGTTATTACAATTTCTAAATCAAATATAGACGTACCTTGCGGCGAAGTGATAGTTATAAGTTGATTCGTTATACATTGTGATAATTCTGTATCGTTATAGTCTCTATTACGAGAATATTCTATCATTACAGAATGTACTATCATAAATGATAAAGTATTCATGTTTATCGCGCTGCTTAAAATATATAAGTTAAATGACAACTCTTGATAAAATTGCTGTTTTTTAATCTCCCTACTTTCTAATTTTGTACGTAAAATATTTATAACTGATATAGTTGTTTCATGGTCAGATTTTGGGTTTTCAAAAAAATTTTGTAATAACAAAGTTAAATTTCCTACAATTTTGCCGATACTTTCTATACTATTACTAATCTCAGTATTTGGCAATGATAGTTCTGTAAATTTTGAGTCAGTATCGGCAAAATATCTATTCAGGTTATCATCAGTATTTTCATTAGCCGCTGTTTCAAGTTGATCGAAGATATTAACATCGGAAAATTTTTTTGTAACTTCATTTTCATCTTTATATGAACCTTTCATTAAAGATGAGTATAGATTGTAAAATCCATAAATAAAATAATAAGACGGTAAGCTAGATAAAAAATTTGTATTTTCGTTAATAACAAACAAGTTATACTGAATAAGTCCACTAAACATATTTACTAATTCAACATCACTTGGTATTTCGCCATTTTTAACAATATAACTTGTTATAATTATTTCAACCAAAGAGTCAATTGGTGTTTCTATAAATTTTTCTATGAATTTAACTACCGATTCAATAGTTAATATTTTTTTTTCAACATTAAATGTTTTTAGATTAACTTTTATTGGCACACCATCTAATGTGTAGGTGCTAGTAAAGTTAACCCCTTTTAACTGTTCATTGACCAACTTTAAATATTCAGAGAATGCCTTAAACTCTTCTATTTTAGATTTCAATAAAATAGATAGATAATCTACTAGACTATCATCGTCATTATCTTCAACCTCGTCATCATCGTGATCATCGTGACCATCGTCATCATCGTCACTATCTCCATTATCTTCAGGTTCAGGTTCAGGAGTAGGAAGAGTAACAGGAGCATCAGGAGCAATAATAGCATCTAGAAGAGTAGGAACAGTAACAGTATCAGGAACAGTATTAGGAACAGTATCAGCTGTAGCAGTATTTGTTAGAGTTCCTCCACTCGTATAAGTAAACCAGGCAGGCGTTTTTTTTTTTCGTCCTGACTTTCGTTGTATTATTTTTTCTGCCAATACTTTTATAAATTGCACTTTATATATTCTTTTTTCTTTTCTAGGTTTTGGATTAGCTTTCTTTGCAATTTTTTTTAATTTAGATTGAGGTCGAACAGGAACTATAACAGTATATATATTTTCACGATTTTGTACTAAATCATAACTACGGTAAGCTACCGCTTTATTGTGTAATAATGCTCTTGCTGTTGCTGCAATATCATTTGATGAAAATATTTCAGACATTGTACAAGTAGTAGCAAATGAAGCATCTCCTACTGCTTTGCCTAATTGTATTAAAGGTCCAAATATTAAATACATGTCATCAGTAAGATTACTGAAACGATTGAACCATTCATTTTTTGGCACATTTCCTCTAAAACAGCGACTTATAAAATCTCCACAATTATCGAATCTAACTTCACCAAAATGATAAAATACCGGTGTTTTTGTAGCACCTTCCCCTGCATTTGAATAAACATTTCCTCCTCCTTCTCTGGGCGGAAAAGTAAAAGTACATCCAACACTGTTATTACCTAATTTTAAAGTAAATAGAACTTGATTATTTGTTAATATAGTACCCCTAACATGTCCACTCACTGAAGTAGCCCCCGCAGGGAATGGGTGGAGGATGGTATCTGACTCTGACCACACGGCACTTAAAGAACTATTTCGAACATTTGTTAACCCAGCATTAAATAAATCTAAGCTCCACGAATGACCTCCGTATTTATCAGTTAACCAACCTGCTAATGTATGGTGACGACAGTTAATACTCCGCGCTCCCTCATCGTATAAAGAAGATATATTAAAACTTTCGGGTAAACCGGGGATACCTGAATTGTCTCGTACAAAAGATCGAAAACCTTCACATGTTCTATTTTCTATATCATTTTCTAAATCATTTTTTAAAACTTCTTCTGTAAGCGCTGGATTCGTTTGCCGTCTTAATTGTAATGTTGTTGCTAATGTTTCTTGTGGTATTACTACATTATTTCTATTAAAATCAATAAGTGCTTCGCGGGCATTACTACTTACCATTGCAGGAAGAATTAATCTGCCTGTCCTATCTCGACCGAAAGGAATATTTACTAACTTTTGTGGATTTTTTTTTCTAGGAATTGATCGCACATTTTGTAGTTGGAGAGAAATAAAACTTTTAATATCATTAGCTAAACTATGTTCACAACGAACACGCATACCCGTCAAATGAAACAAACTTAAGTTAAATAGTCCCCCCTCAGGAGGAATATGGCGAGTTGTAGTTTTTCCTGCATCATCCATAATGTCATCAAATGTTATACATAAGTCACAGCCTTGTAGTTCTTCATGTTCGCGTCGTTGTTCTTCATGTTCGCGTCGTTGTTCTTCTTGGTCTTTTAATGTTGGTCTTTTTTTAAGCATTCTATCCTATTATATCAAATCTCAATAATAATAAAGTAACTATACTTATATTATTATTATATATTTATTATATATTTATTACAAAATCTAAAACTAATATTACTTGCATTTATTTTTAAGTTCGGCGTTATTTGTCACTCCGTCCCATAGTATTTTCTTCCCACACACATTATTAACCCACGTCATTTTATTTTTATAATTGCTACACTCTCCTGGGTCATTTAATACAGTATATTTCGGTGGGCGTTGTAATGACCCAGCTGCTGAGCTACACGTTCCCAAATTCTTACTATTTGGCTCACAATAATTTTTTCCTCTATTCGGTCCCCTATTATATTTTCTTAATAACCAATAATCCGGACACGTCGACTGAATCAATGTAAATTTACTTTTCTGGTCTTGATAAATAAAATATGCTGTCCCGACTAACAAAACAACAAATATAATACCAGCAACAGTTAACGTAACGCTATTAAATGACATAATTTATCTATATCTATCTCGTATAAGTGTATATATAATGTATATATAATTAATTATTTCAACAACTAAATTATTTCAACAACTAAATTATTTCAACAACTAAATATTAAATATTAAAATTTAGATATTTTTATATTTAGTTATTAATATACAACAACTCAAATCTTCTAAAATGTTTTCAGTAAATAGAAATGCAAGTTCAAGTTCAAGTTCGAGTTCAAGTTCAACGTGTATGCCTCGTGATTCTAATACAGTCAAAAATATATCAACCATAACAACATCTAACGGTCGTATCGATATCGAAGGTCCACCCCCTGAAGCAAGATTCGCCATGTGGGACAAAATACCCGTAAATCAAATTACTACATTTAGAGATGCGCTAACCGGCAACTGGATGGACAACGATGTAAGTAACGTCTTTTTCAGTAAAGATAATATCCAGATTATTCAGAATACTCTTCGCGCCGAGGTACACCGTCTATCCAATGGCGAGTATACCATCGCTCAACAAGACAACGATGAACTAAAGATTATTATGCGCGCATTATACCTCGAAAGCGCCGTCAACTTGCCAACCAATATTCGCGAACAAGTCGCCGCATTAAACCAGCACGTCGTCAATCATTGTGTTCCTAAACTAATCAATGAGATTCGCGCATACTTGAAGTATAAACGCGATGCTAGTAATATGTATACCATAATGACATGGCCAACATACGATAATGTCAAGGGCAAGACGCTTGAAATGAAGCCTTGGTTTTAAACCATTGCACCTAAATAAAAAAAATATAGTACAACTTTTTGCTATATATAGCAAGAAGTTTTACCTTAATCTAGTCCGCCACCTAATACTCCTTGTAATTTATTTTCACTTTGCCTTCGCACTTGCCTTCACGTTCGCTTTCTTAACCTTTACCGCGCCCACTTTTGCAGCGCTTTCACCTGTAGCCGAATACGTCGTCGCTTCTATAAACTTATTATATTCAACCTCCAATTCTTCTAAATCTTTCAGCCACATTTGTTCCACCGTTTTCGAACTCAGTTCGCTCAACTCCGCTTCCTTCTTCTCTTTTTCATTTAGCAGTTTTTTTACATTTTCCTCCGATACGCTATCCATCGGCAATTTTAGCAAATACTTGTATCCTTGACCTTGTCCCGACGACGACGACGACGACTCATCCTCTCCTTTCTCATCACCGCTCTGTGCATCCATCGAGTCATATTTCCGTTCTTTCAATAACTCCACAAGTTGTTTGTTCGTTTTGCGACGAAGGTCAATCGTATCTTCCAATAATTCAGTAATATATCGCGCACGATTACTCAGCACCATTAGTTCTTTGCGAAGCCCTGCAATAAGAGCATCTTTGCGTTTACCATAAAACGCCAGCCGTGTTACGCTATACGAATCCGCAATTTCTTCCGCATTACCGTATTTAACAAGCTTCTCATTCGCATCAAACAGGTTCATATTTGTCGTAGACTGCGTGGAGTATAATCCGAGCACTTTCTCCAGCATGGTGCAATCATATTCCGCAGCCTTTTCACTATACGTCTTGATAATATTTGCCGCCATTGTAACCGTGATGTCCACATGTGTATCCGTGCTCATATCATTGTACTCCTTCACAATCGGTGCACTACTCGCAGCTCCATCCTTGTCCTTGTCCTTCCCACCCGCGGCGGCATGCGGCGGCTCAATCAGATTCTCTAAGAAAATCTTATAATCATCTGTCCATATTCCAATCGGCAATTCCGTAATACGCACCTTCTTATCATCTAGAATCGTATAGCATCCCTTCAATAAATACTTGGTATCTCCGACACGACGAATCTCTCCTCTGAAGTTCTTATAAAACGGCTCGATAGTAGGTGCAGGTGCGGATGCCTCCATAAGTTTATGCCGAAGATATGCAATAATTTGCACAGTATTATAACACATGATTTCAGTACTAAAACCGGTTCCGATTCCCTTTGTTCCATTCACCAGCACCATAGGAATAATAGGTACATAATAAATCGGCTCAACGCTTTGACCGTCGTCATCCAAGTAGGTAAGTGTATTATCGTCTTCGGGGCGATAAATAAGCCGCGTCAGTTTATTCAGCTGTGTGAAGATATACCTTTCGCTAGCAGAATCTTTTCCTCCTTTCAAACGACTCCCGTGCTGACCATTGGGCTCAAACAAGTTGATGTTGTTGCTGCCGACGAAATTCTGCGCCATTCCGACAATTGCCGCATTCAAACTCGCCTCGCCATGATGGTATCCCGAGTGTTCCGAAACATAACCACTAAATTGCGCGACCTTAATTTCACTCTTGAGATTTTTCTTGAAAGCCGAAAACAGAATCTTTCGCAACGAGATTTTCAGACCGTCCATCAAATTCGGGATAGAGCGGTCGCAATCATATTTCGAAAAGTGTATCATCTCGTCGTTGATGAATTTTTGATACGTCACGCTTGGTTGAAGTGTATCCAAGTATCTGTCGCGCGAATATGTAGCCAGCCACGTCTTGCGGTCATCTGCGCGTTTCTTATTGAATACCATATCAATCGCATTATCACACGCTTCGCCACTATGTGTAAAATCGACGATTTTCTTATGTTCGAAATATTCCTTGAACTCCTTGCCCGTGCTTGTGCCTAAACCTTTATAATACTTGATGTTCCATCCAGACGGTTGTGTGTTTGCAGTAGCGACACCACCCGCAGCTTCGCCAGATTCGTTCGCCTCTTTCCATGCGCGATACTCACCTTCATTGTAGAATACTTTTTCTTGCGCCCCCTTCTTCGCCTTCAAAATTGGCGTATTCATAAAGCCGATAAATCCGGGGATTTCTGTAAGCGACGCCCATTCGCTCTGAAACATATTGATTCCCAGCCCCTTGATATGCGAGCCGTCCAAATCTTGGTCCGTCATAAACAATACTTTGCCATATCGCAGACGGTATTTTACATCATCAGGAGTATATTTGCGCCCGACTTCAAGCCCGAGGATTTGCTTGATTTCCGTAATTTCGTTGTTTTCCGCGATTTTTTTGAGCGCTTCCCCACGCGTATTCATCATTTTACCTTTCATCGGATAAACGCCAATAAAGTTGCGGTCTTCGCGACTAAGACCCGACACGATTCCCGCCTTTGCTGAATCACCTTCGCAAAATATAACCGTGCACTGCGCCGACTTCTCTGTCCCCGCGTAGTTTGCATCGATTAGTTTCGGAATACCGCGAATCGTGCGCGTCTTTGTTCCGTCCGTCTTCTTCGCCGCCTTGTTTTCCTTCACCTCGGTCAGTGCACACGCGGCATCCATGACACCCATCTTTGCCAACTTCTCGATAAAATCATCGCTCACTTTACATGTCGACCCAAACGATGCAACGGCGGTTCCCATCTCATCCTTGCTCTGGCTCGAGAAAGACGGATTGTCGATATCGCAGCGCAAGAATATCGCCAGCTGTTCCTTGATTGTGGTCGGCTTGACATCGACCTTTTTCTTGGTTTTGATATACTCCGTCAACTTGCGCACAATCTGGTTCATAATATACTCGACATGTTTGCCGCCCTTTTGTGTATAGATTCCGTTCACAAACGACACATGCTGAAATTCGCCATTGGGTGCAAGCGACACGACGTACTCCCACCTAGGATCGGGCGCCTCGTAGATACGTTTCGTCTCGCCTTTCGCGCCAATATAGAGGTCGATATATTGTTGGAAATGTTTCACCGGGATAAGGGCGCCATTGTACTTGACTTTGACGGATTTGTCGGTGATGGCGGCGATATCGTAGATGCGTTTCTCGAAAAGCGCGCGCATATCTGGCGTCAATCCTTCAATGCCGAATCGCGCATAATCTGGGCGGAAGGATACCTTCGTGTATGGTTTCGACGTCGTACACTTCGTGATTTTCGGCGGGCAAATCTCGTCGAGGTTGTTCTTGAATTCTTGGATATATTTTAGACCGCGGATATGGTCGACAGTTTCGACGCGACCCCATGAAGACCAGATAAGAACGAGCTTGAATCCGAATCCGTTTTTCCCGCCGACGATTTTCTCCTTCTTGTTTTCGTCGTAGTTGGTAGATGTGCGAAGGTGACCGAAAATCATCTCGGGAATCCATAGTTTATGTTCGGGGTGTTGCGCTACGTCGATTCCGTTTCCGTCGTTTGTGATGGAGATGGTGCCGTCATCGCTGATTTCGAATTCGATACATGTGACGGGGAGAGCGTTGGGTTTTGCATCGCGGATTGCTTGCTCTTGGCGAACGAAATGATCGCGACTATTCACGGCGCCTTCATCGAACAGTTTGTAGAGACCCGGGATGTAGTGAATTGTGCGATGAACGATAGAAGATGTAGCGGAATCGTAGACAAATGTCTCGGCTTCGGTCATATCAATAGGTCCAATATATGTGTCGGGTTTTTTGAGGATATGTTCCTTGTCGGACATTTTCTGATATTTAGAAAGTTCTTGGGTTGGAGCAGTGACAGGTGCAACTACGCTTCCGTCTCCGTCTCCGCCTGCGCTAACGAGTACGCTAGTATTAATTTTCGGAAGTTGAGTAATTTTTTTTGACTTCGATGGGGCGATGGTAGGTGTAGACATTTTGATATTGATGTTGATATTGATGTTGGTGTTGGTGTGCAGTAGCAGAGTTGTTATATATTATATTGTCTTATTTTTATATCAATTTTATAATTGTTATAAAACCGTGAAAAATAAAGTGTAAAATATAATATAATATAGTAACATATAGTAACATATAGGAGTGATATGAGTAACTTCTTTTTCAAACCGAAAACAAATAAACATTTGTGTTGTCCTCCTCCGATAGAAAAGGCGAATATCAATAGTCCATTATTGATATATAAGTTTCCGTGTAAAATAAAATTGGCGATGAAGATTAATAGTTCGACGGGTTCGAGTAATCATAACCAGTGTTATACGGTAGCGAATCAAACATTGAATGCGTATGGGAAATGGGCAGGATGTCCGGGTGGGTCGGGACCGGGGTATTCATCGACAATGCGGTATGTTCCGTATGATAATGGATCGGGATTAGGTCCGAATATAGGGGCAATTCAGGGAGGTCCGGCTACCATTAGTAGAAATGGTTGAGGTTTAGCGATATATTTGGTACATTTATTATTTGTTATTTATTATTTGTTCTATTTTAATTATCTAATAAATATCTAATAATTATCTAATAATTATGAATTATAATTAAAATAATATTTTTTTCTCATTCTTTTCTATAAGGTATTAAAATGCATAATAGCTACAAAAGACGCCCTGATGGCAAGTATACAATCAATGGTCGCGTATTCGAGAGATTGGTCGGTTCTCGTGCTCAAGTATGGCATGAGACTGCGTATAAGACGAGTGGTGGATTGACACGTATGGATTTGATTATGAACAAAAATGGTCGCATTGTTTCAATGAAGAAGCACAAGACTGCAAAACAAGAGAAAAGATTGGTGAAGCATGGCTACACTGCAAAGAAGGGTAAATTTGGCGCTGTTAAGATTGGCACTAAAAGGTCTCGCAAGGGTGGCAAGAAGTAGATTGATGTCAGGGTCAGGGTCGGGGTCGGCGAGTTTATGAGAGACTGGAAAACATGAGATGATATAGATGCGTGAGATTAATCGAAATTCAAGTAAGTAAATAAAAACTCAATCAAGAATATTTTTATAGAAAATATAAAAATATTATTACACTACACATTTTTGCATATGGATTTGCATTCATTTTCGAGCACGCTTTCGCTTGAATGTTACATTCTTTTGAGACTTTTTAGGTTTAGATTTCTTTCGATTCGATTGTGAACCGGAACGGGAAGATGGAATTACTTTTTTATATTTATGACTGGATTTCGTTTTAAATTTAGTTTTAGATTTAGTATTCTTTTTACGTTTGTTCTTATTTCTACGGGTGTGGTTGTTTTTTTTTTTAGGTGAACTAAGATTGCGGAAACGGATTGTGCCTCCCTTTCTAGTTATTTCTCCTTTTCCTTTTCCTTTATTATTTGTTGTGTCTTTTAGTTTTTGTGCGGCATTCATAGCAAATAGTAGTTCTTTTTTACCAATACCTGCAACTTTTCCTTTACCATGAGGACCCGCAGCAGCAGCAGGAGGAGGAGGAGGAGGAGGAGGAGGAGGAGGAGCATCAGCAGCAGGAGGAGGAGGAGGAGGAGGAGGAGGAGGAGGAGCATCAGCAGCAGCCGCAATTCCTCTATGTTCTTCAGTTTCCCATTTCTGATAAAGTCGAAGTAACTCAGGATTTCCTGATTGGCATTCTTTAAATTTCGCATCTATTATTGGTCCTATTGCATCTAAGTAGGAAGGAAGGTTAGCTTGGAGTACAGGATCTCGGAGTACAGGATCTCGAAGTTTAGTATTTTCAAGTTCAGTATTTTCAATTACTATACATTTATATAATAAAACTAATAATCTCATATTATTAAATATTATCTCGGGTGAAAAAGGTCTAATACCTATTTTACTCATTAAATAGACATACCATTGTGTTTTCATAGCATTGGTTAAATTTTTAAATTTTGTTAAATTATGCAAATCATAACTATATGGATAAAAACCCTTTATCGCTAGCATAGAATCGTTTATTATGGATATTTGATTGGTATCTAAACAGAAGCATATTCTTCGCATAATAGTTCTCATATATAATGCAGCATTTTCTTTGTTACCCTTACCTGATGATACACGTGATAAATTCGCAATTAGTTGAGTAAATATTTCTTGATTAAAAACAGGACTTGCTGTTTCAACAGATAATGGATATACCGTTACTGTTTGCCCCTGTGGTTGAGGTTGTTCTCCTGCTAGTTGTGGTTGTTGTATTACTAGTTGGAATGGTAGTACTTTTTTTACATGTTGTAATGCATATTGACTTACAAACAATTGACAATCGGGGGCAAAAACTGTTTTAAAAAAGGCACTAGCAGCTTTTCTTGCTTCTTCTACAGAATTATTACTACTATAAGCACTAGTACAAGCAATTGCAAAATTTAAAAAATTTTCCGGAAAACTAACACCAAGTTTTTTAGCAAATTCACCTGAAATATTATTATCATTAACATGAATAAAAGCACCAGAGTCACCACCATGATTAGGGTTAGAACTAACAAAATTAGTAAAAGTAACACAAATAATTTCAACAATCATGTCAATATCCATTTTAATATATTTATCAATAGCCATTCCGAAAATACGTTCACTACTATAAGCCAGACATAATCTACCTTCTTCATTACCTATTGCTGTAGCCACTATTTGTCCATCAATAACGGCTTCTACTGCTGGTGCTGCTACTGCTGCTTGTATAGTTATTTGCGAACCAAATAAATTGACACCCCCAACTGCAGGATATTTTTCGCGTAAAAGTTGTAAATAAGTTCTACCTATTGAAATAACTTTTGTATTCTTAGATTTTGTCTTTACACCAAAAACCGATGTAATAAACCAAGAAAAAACTAAAAATAATTTTCGGGCATTGGCATTGGCGGCATCTGCATCGGCAGTGGGAGTGGCATATGTAAAGGTATAATTGTCAACTGTATTACCGGCTCCTAAATCTAATATATCTACATTTCCTACAATAGTACTAATAATTCTAAATAATTCATCAAAAACAGTAGGAGTAGTGGGAGCTAGTGTAGGTGGTAAACATTGAACAATTCCATGAGCGCCATGCATCTTTGCTGCACAAGCATCACCTTGTGCACTTCTAATTCTATCAGCTTTACCCGTATTCCATAAAAATGCTTGATATGCGGACATAATAGCGACGACACCTTCTTTTTTATTTTCTGCGTCACGACATGAAGCGTATAATTTATTTTGATATAAAGCAGTAGTTGCTTGTACCGTTGGTTGACCAGTTACTGGACTTATCAGACGCATAGTCGCTAATTCTCTAATTACAGGAGTATATTGGGCTATAGTTTCACGAAATACAGGTAAAAATACATCAGGTGGGAATTCTGGCAATAAATTCATAAAACTTGTTTCGATAGTAGTTATTAGTCTTGTAGAATTAGGAACACCAGCAACACTAAAATATAAATAATTTACGTTGTTGGTCAAATAAATATTACATAAATTATTAACAAATTTTACATATGTTGTCATTATTTCATTAAACTTTACTTGTTCAAGTAAATTTGAACCATCATATCCGTATCCTATCATAGCTGTTAATATTGGTAGTATTTGTTGCGTTACTTCATTCTGTTCTAACTGAGTATAATGTAAAAACAGAATCTGAGCACAAATAGCGACTCGTTTTAATTCTTTGTTTATTTTCTGAGTAACAAAAGTTCTATTTGCAAAATTTTCAATAATAAATAATGTATAAAAAATATCAAGTATTCCTTTTATCGGAGATGAAAATCCCTCCAGAGTAACCATACAATACTTAGTTAAAAAATCAGCAATAGCATTAAACTGAGCCACTAACCTTTCTTCCAGGCGTCCATAACTATGAACTGCCTCAAAAATATGAACTATATAAGATTTCATTGATCCTTTCATAACAAAATCATATGGAGATATTGTTGCTTTTATATTTGCTGAATCGCCTAAATATTTTTCATAACGTTGTCGTTGTAATACATCTTTTTGTTCTTGATTAAGGGTATAAAAAAGTGGTATGTTTTTTAAAACAATACGCAATGAACTTAATGTACTAGGCGGAGTTCCTATACATGAATTTCCTATATCTATTTCTGGACGTTGTGCAAATAACCCATCAATTAACTGTTTTAATGATAATTGTAACAACATACATATTGCCATACACGATGATGCTCCTATTCCTCCAGCCGCTATACCTTCTTGAGGTTCAGGATAAAAACAACCAAAATCAGCATCGGCTGCTGCTTTTACACTAGCATGTCGTAATTCTGTATTTAGTGTTTGATTTAGTGTTTGTCGTTTTTGTTCCAACTGATCATCAGTTCTGTCATAAGGATAAAGTTGAGTATGTCCAGTGATAACACTATGAATATGTTGATTAAAATATGCTTCATTACTTAGTCTAACGGCATTTAAAGCTTTTTGAAATATCGAGTATAATTTTCCTCCGCCCATAGCAAAACGTATTTGTTCTGGAAATGCAGGAAAAGACTGTTGATTTAGTGCTTTAATAAAACACATAGACTTATTAAACAAATCTATACCAACTGGATTCTGATCAAATAATAATTCATATGCTTTTGTTTCTGGGGTGTAATTGGGATAAGATGAACATGACGCTACATTATATAACCCCATAATAAAGTATTGTTTTTTTACATTTGGTAGAGTTTCAATAAAATTGTCTAGAAATGCACGAACAAATGCTTGAAATCGATCAGGTATAGTTATTGCAAAATTATATAAATTAATATCTAACTCTGATAAACTACATAAGCAGTTAAAATCTTTACTCAAACATTTATTATATAATGAAAAGCATAAGTTTGATATCGCATATAGTTGAAAATCGACATCATAAGGATTAAACCCTAAATTAAAAAAATTATTACTCATGCTAATAATTTGTATTGAAATAAATGTAAACTCATTACCAAAAAGACATATTTTTACTTGCCATAGCTTGTTAGTATCAGTAGGATTAACAATTTTAAATTGAATACTATTTGGTGTATCTAACCCACGAACTATATTACATACATGCAAGTTAAGTATACTCCCGACACCTCTCACTCCCAACACAAGTAGTTCAGGCAATAAAGATGATTGTTTTTTACATAAAATATTAAACGAATACTTTGGAAATAACGATGCGTCTCGTATGCTACGAACACCATTAGTAGAAAAAAATAATATATTACTATATACTTGAGCCTGAACACCTTGAGCTTGAACACCTTGAGCTTGAAGACCACAAAGAGTCGTAAGTGACTCACTCATTGAATTCATTTCACTGTTTAACATGGTAGCAATATCTGGAGTCTTTAAACGATTAACAAATGCTAATAATGTAGTATATTGAGTCGCGGCAGCAGCAGCAGCAGCAGCAGCAGCTGCAGCAACAGCAGAAGCAGGAGGAGGAGAAGCAGCAGCAGCAGCAGCAGCAGCAGCAGCAGCAGCAGCAGCAGCAGTAACAAGAGGCGACCTTCCCGTTAATACAGGTTCATAGTTGTCATTACCATCATTTGTATTTTCAGAGGTTACACGCCCCTCATTAGCAATTATTTTATCTAATTCATCTTCGTCATCGAAAATCTCTTCAGCTATTTCTATATGTGCATTCAGTGTAGCATGTGCAGCTTCCCAATCATCACGATTTCCTCTCATATATTTCATAGTATCCAATAAAACAGAACCAAGTACTTCTGTTTTTCGAAATTGAAAATCGTATACTTGGCAGGCTGCATTACATAATAAACGAAATTCTGTTAAGTCATGACCAGCAGGTACAGCTCCAACACCAGCTTCAGCCATATTTTCAATACTTTATTATATGATATATTATAGATAGAATATATTATATAATAACATTTTTATCTTTAAACTAATAACTCCACCAAAGTGTTCCATTTTTTTCTGTTAAATTATCCCCATAGTTATCAACAAAGAATTTCTCAAAGTACCGTTTACTTACCACCATTTTATTATGTTTATATCCCCATTTACAATAAAAGTCATATATTGTATGAACAGGAAATGATGTTGATGCAGCTGACACCGACACTGACATCTCCACCGTATCATTATCTTTTTTAGTAACAACCACATTTACATCTTTGACTCCATCTTTTCCCACATCCTTATTCTTACCTTTACCCTTTCCTAAATTAGTATTTGTACTACTACTACTACTACCACCGCTTCCCCCTAAATTCGCCCTCTTAAATTCTTCAATCCCCGTCATGATTTCCTGTTTCTTGTCCCATAGTTTGCACCCAATATTCATCAAGTATTTATCTTCTTCGATGCAAATATCCGGCAAAAAGTGGCGAATAAATCCTAAAATTGTCTGGTCCGTAATTGTCTGAATATTTTTCTGGTTTCCATGATACACATTTCCATGATTCAAAAATAAGGTTGACAATTCATCTATTTCTAGCTCAATTTCGGTATGATTGCATCTAATATTTTCATTCCAAAATGAGATGAACTTCCCTACAAGTGGCAAATGTTTGCTCGTAATATTTAAAAACATCTCTCTATTCTCCTGTACCTCTGCGCTAACTTCCAACATTTCTCCTGCTCCTACATCTCCTCCTCCCGCTCCTCCCATATCCAGCCCTCCCATACTACCCACACTTACACTATCACCCACCCCTACATTCACCGGTTCGCACGAATATTCGAGCCGCTTCATCAGATGTTTTTTAAGAACATTCGTGAAAAAAACATTAGGGATTTTCTCTTCTTCGATAAAGATTTTCCAAAGGTAAAGCATATTTTTCCATGTAATATGGACACCTTTGCATGGCTCCGTCGTCGACGAAATAAAGCGCGAGAGAATATCGTCATCGTTTGTATTTTTCAAATAAAAGGCGTGTTCGATTACGGTCGGGTCTTTGCACATTTTTTCGATAAACAAGTCGGCACTACTAAACCGCGACGAATAGTGCGCTGCTACACAAAACAAATCGAGCATACTCTGTTTTTGAATAATATTTGTCGCGTGTGAATGTCCGATACCGATACCGTGTCCGTGTCCGTGCCCCGGCGTTGTCGGCGTTTTCGGAGTAGAGATTCCACTATTACCCACGAGACTTGAAAGCGAAGAAGAAGACAACGAGTTACCCATACCCATACCCAGCCCTCCACCATTTGCGTGCTTCAGACCCTCATTGTGTGTATAAAAAGGAAACGAAATAACATTCTCGACCATGTCTACGATTCGACACTCTTCGTACTTGTGCTCGTAAAATTTAAATTTGAAATGGTTCATCATATTTGACGTACCAAATAGAGCATAACTTTCTTCACCAAGTTCGCTAATAAAGTGTTTCGCCTTGGTCGAAATAAAATACGTATGACTATTTTTCTTCAACAAAATATCGCCAATAATGGTGAGAAAATATTTCGCGCTGTCTTTATTCTTAAATACGAAAGGAGTTAGCGCATTTAATACGCGCTGAATTGTTTCGGATTCGGGAATAGACGTGAGAAGGTCGCGTTCCTTTATTTTTTTAATAATCTGGTTTTTAATTTTATACTTCCATGTAGACAATTCGACATTTTGTTGGTCGGTAATTGTAGTGCGAATATCATGCTCGATTTCGTCCTCGTTTATGATTTTATATGTGTTGTTATGGTAGACGAAAAAGAGGTCGATGTTTTGATTATAGAAATAAGACGAACTATTGATGAACTCGCGAATAAATTCTTCGGATGTTTCTTCGAGGGTTTTGCGGCGCTCTTCGCGCTGGATTCGAACATCGCATTTTTGCTGTAAAAGAGCGGGGAGTGTATTCTTTATTTGAGAGACTAATGCTGCGCGTGCATAATCGTCGTCGCAATACTTGTGATATAAGTCGCGCACAATCGTCAATAATTCTTCACACTCTGTGGTCGGATCAAGTTTGGGTCCAATGTTGGGTGAGTGCGAAGACTTATCTTGTGGTGGAGTGAATGGTTGCATCGTGGTGTATGTATAATGTATATAATATAGTAAAACGTTTAATATATTATATTATATTATTTATCATTCTATTTTATCATTCTATTTATCATTCTATTTATCATTTTTTTTATTCCTTCGTGTATTAGAATTCTTTGACTTATAACTTTTTCTATTTTGTTTTTTAAACATTTTAATAAAGTCTTTTAACTCCTTGTCGTTATCATCTGTTCCGCCTTTTTGAGATATCACCACCGGAGACCCCACAGGAGACCCCACAGGAGACACCACAGGAGACATCGACGGCATTCCAAGAGAAACGGAACTCACACTAGCAGAACTACTCGACACATATTCCTTTATTGCGCCAGTCATATCCTGTTCCTTTTTATTTATATTGACTTCGCTACAAACCACCCACGGTTCTTTTAACCTATCCTCCAAGAATGGACGTTGGTATTCCCATTCACGTCGAAGGTCGCAAAAATCGTCTTTCTTGAAATCGGTTCCACACGCATTCCCCCATCGCGCCATAAACTGCATTTTATCACACATGCTACTAGTGCCTATCTTCGCATCAACAGCACCCTTGGGTTGGTAAGGTTTTGGTCTGCCTTCTTGCGACATATATTCGCGTTTATCGAGGTCATAATGCGCGCATATACTACGCGAACACGGGTTATCCTTCTCCAGATATAAGTCGTAGTGGTCAGAAATGATTTTCTGCGCTTCTTCAACAGATATTCGTTTTGCACCTTCGGTGTATTCTTTAATTTTTTTATTTAGTGTGACGCGTCGTGCTCCAGAGTGGCGACGGATATCAAAAAACCCGTCATTGCTACATTCAAGGTTGCGAATACGTGCGTCATAGCAGGCATTGAAGCCAATAAAGTAACCATCCGTCGTTTTTTCAACATTTACATATTTAAGTCCTAGTTCAATTCTCATAATTTCGGGGCGTATTTTATCAGACTTCGAATCTTTACTTTTTGTATGACCGATATACCACGTGTTCGCATAGTCTCCTGAATTGTTTAGTCGTAGATTTGTGACATAGTCGTCCAATGTTCCCGAATATTGCATTGCTCTACGACAACGAACACATGATGGGGCGTGTAACTCAAAAGCATGAAACCCGCCAATTGTGGTTTCTGTTCCGATAATGTGTGCCGATGTAACAAAAAAGTCGGTTGAACTAAAAATACCGCCAGGAAAGGTTTGCATCAGCATATTATAGGATGGTTTTTTCGCAGTGTTATCTGTCGATGTATCGATATATAAAATAATATTATCGAACTGTCCCATCATATAGTTATCAAATGTAATATGAGCACATACAATTTCCCCGCCTTTCGTATAAGTATTTCCTACTGCCATAAATGCGCTACACCTGTCGGCACCTCCTCCTCCTTCACTGGCACCCTTATGATTACCGAATAATTTTTGAAGACCACTTTTTAAACCATGCGACGATTTTACGTGCCCAACATACTCTTTATATGTTGCTGTTTTTTCGAAAGAGGTATTACTACTAAAAATTTCCGGTAGTTTGGAATATGCGTAATCAACCGTGACAATACAGTTTAAAAGAAAAATAATATCAACGTCGATATCTATTAATTTTTTGCCATCTTTGTTATATTTACTTTTTTGTTCCTGCGATGCGTTATTGTAAACCAAGTTACGATGTTCCAAGTGTGAATCTGGGGGCAAAACGATTTTAGTTCCTTCGATAGCTCCCACGGAAAAATATGCGTCCTTTTCTTGTTGAGTACTAAATTTTGATATTTTATCTACAACACCGTGCGCAATACCTTTCATTTCTAAATAATATTCATTGTACTCAGACGACTGAACGATTTTACCGAATAAGTCTTTTATCATTTTGGAAAAAAATGTAATATCTCTTCCGTGTTCGGTCCAAACAAAAAATGCATACGTTCTTATAAATTGTACGATTCGTTCTGCAATTAAAAATCCTTGCGCATATCCCCTTTCTTCGGGTTTTCCTTTTACCGAAACATAAATAAAACCGTTTTTTTTAATTCTTTTTCCATTTTCAATCGTAATAGGGGTGGTAGAGGAGGATGCGAGTTGAGATGCGAGTGGGGATGCTGGTGAAGGTGATGGTGATTTTAAATTTGTTGTATTTGCTGTAGGCATAAAATTTGTTGTATTTGCTGTAGTCATAAAATTTGTTGTAATAGTGAGTATATATATATATATAAATTATTATTCTTAATTACATCAACCTAAAATGATTCAAACACGGATTATATAATTTTATAAAGACTTAAATAATTAAATAATTTAATTATATAATAACTGTATACTTATATAATGTCTAAAACATTAAAAATACGAAAAGGTCCATCGTATAGTGCAATTAAATATAGTGAAGGAACAAAAAAGAAAGGTAATGACGGTAATATGTGGAAAATAGTTAAAACTAAAAAAGGTACAAAGCGCTGGTTAAAGATATCAAGTGTTACATCAAAAAATAAATCTGGTAATAAATCCATAAAAAGTAGCACGGAGAATCTACAAGATGTAGATAACGTTTTCAATATTAGAAATAAAAATAAAAAGTTATATAAATTTTGGTTAGATTTAGCCAATACAAAACATAGTGTTTTTATTTATAATGATAAAAGTTATAAAATAATTAGAAAAAA